GACGGTGAAACAAGTGGCACACAGACCCTTGTAGGTGCCTCTCAGTGATGTATTCTATAGAAGTCAAAGGGACACACCAATGATCTTTTCCCAAGCATCCTGCCTCACTACTGGTCAACGTATGTGGGTCGGTCGTAAGACTGATCTCGGTCCACAATTTGGTTGTGGTGATCAACCAACTCAGATTGAAACTTCGTGGATTGCTGGTGTTCATTCTGAAAAATGGGCACAGGAAGCACTTGCAAAGATCCCAACTTTTGACTGGGACTGACAACAACCTCGTTCATCTTTTCACCTAATTCTTCTTCATTATGGGCACTCGTTCTCGCATTGGTATTGAACTTGCTGACAAATCTATTCTCAGCATTTACCAGCACTGGGATGGTTATCCTGAGTGGACTGGTCGCATCCTGAACACACATTACACAACAAAAGAGAAAGTTTCTGAACTGATTGATGGTGGTGATTGTTCATCTATCTGGACAAAAGATCGTTGGACTGGTAAGCAACTTGCTCCATATGTGATGGAGAATAAAGAATCTGAAGAATACGGTCCACAATACTACAGCGGACGTGGTGAGGATTGCCCTCCTCGGGTTGATAAAAACCTGAAGCAATTCATCGAAGATGGTGAAGAATACGGATACATTTTCCGCAATGGCAGTTGGATCTGCTACAATACTCGCAGTTGGGATGACAACTATGGAAAGCAAGAAACTATTCCTGAAGGTGCCCTTGCCTGTTGATACTGTGGGCAGGATAATCGGGTCAATCCTGGTTATCCTTGCCTATTTTGTTGTTCTTCATGTTAATGTTACAATAGGGGTTGTAATGCACTTTATTGCTGATGCAATCTCTATTCCATTCTTCATCAGAACTAAATCTTGGGATGTTGTCATTATGCTAACATTTCTACTTGCAATTTCTTCAACCAAACTATTCGGAGTTTTTCAATGAAAGAGTATTCAGAGCAACGACGTGAACGTCTGAATGATGCAATCTTTGATTACATTGGTGATGAAGATACTACACCCGATGAGTTGTATCGTGACATCAAGAATGAAGTAGAAAGTTCTCTTGCATATTTCCAGAAGTATTCAAACAAGTGTCAGAATCTTCTTGATTTGTTGAATGGTTTGCCTCCACGTTCCCTGATTAGTGAAGAAGAATACCATGAGGCATTGATTCACGCGAACTCACCCTACAACGATGGTTGGACCCAGCAAATGTATCGAAAAATCGTAAATGACTACGAAGAGAAGAATGTTGGGGTAGCAAGTAATTCTGATTGGGAAGATTTCTGGTGTAATGATGAAGATCCCTATGCACAATCGTCGTGTATCAAATCGGATGAATGTTGATGGAAAACCTCTTCAAACTTGCAACTGAGATCGCAGCATCATCACCTTCCAAGAAGAAAGTTGGTGCTATTCTACTCAAAAAGAATCGAGTAATTGTCTGTGCTACTAACAATGAGAAGAAATCTCATCCACTTCAAGCACATTGGGCACAAAAAGTAGGACGACCACAAAAGATCTTTCTTCATGCAGAATTGTCTGCATTAGTGAAAGCAAGGGAGGAAGGTGATAAGATCATTGTTGCACGTTTGGGTGGACACAATCAGGATGAATTAAGGATTGCTCGCCCGTGTCCAGTATGTGAAGCATACCTGAGAGATTGTGGCATTAAAGATGTATATTACTCCGTGACAAATAACAAATGGAGTTATGAACGTTGGGACTAAATACTGATGCTTAATCGTGGTTGTTTAAGCAAACGAAGGGGTCGTAAGATCCCTTTTTTAATAAATACTAATAACCACGATTAAAGCAGATGGAATACTACACTTACGCATATTTGCGTGAAGATGGAACGCCCTACTACATTGGTAAGGGTAAAGGAAAACGAGTTACAAATAGGGGCAGATGGGATGTAAAACCCCCAAAAGATAGAACAAGAATAATATATCTAAAGACAAATCTTTCGGATGATGATGCAAAGAAGCACGAAATGTATATGATTGCCCTATATGGAAGAAAGGACAATAACACGGGCATTTTAAGAAACAGAACTGATGGTGGTGATGGAGTAAGTGGTAGAATTGCAAGTGAAGATACAAGAAATATATTGAAATCTTGGGGCAAAGAATGTGTTAAAAGAAAACTTGGGTTTCACTCATTAACTGAAGATGTGATGAAAGATCACAGATTAAAAGGTTCTGCCGCATCAGCAATATCCTGCTCTAAAACTTTTAAGGTGATTGATATAGAAACTGGAGAAATTATTGAAGGCACGAATATATCACAGTTCTGTAGAGAGAGGAACATCAACCGAGGAAACTTCACAATGATGTTAAATGGGAAACAAAAAACTGCTTATGGGTATAGACTTGCCACCTGAACTGTGCTACAATTCCGAACATTGGGAGGACTGATTGATGTCAACTTGGAAAGCAACAATCAAAGAGCATAATGTTGGAATCTATGAAGTAGAAGTTCAAGCACCAACTTGGAACACTGCAAGAGTAAAAATTTGTGACATATATTGTGTAAGTGAAGGTGAAGTCCAAGATTTACATGAAGTGGATGGATGGGGTTCATCTACCATGGGAGATACTAATGGATTGTTAATACTTTGTGCCGTTCTGTTTATGATATGGTTAGCAGTAGAATACTGGTGGATTGTTGTACCTCTCCTTGCAATTGGTGCTCTAGGATGGATTTTAGACAAAACTCAACACTGGCGGGACAGATGACAGAGTGTCACACGAAATATGCACGGCACTCTAGATCGTGTATCTTAGAAGAGTCAAAGGAACACCACTCATGACCACTGGAACCTACCTCGTTGCCTGCCCTGCTCTCGGTGAACGTGAAATCGTTTATGGTGCCGAGAGAGCAGCAGATGTGTGCTATTCTATGCACTGTGAATCTGATTCCTATGCTTATGTTGAGGATTGGTTGGGTCACACTTTCATGGAGTATGGTGATCTCTGATGATCAAAACATTTTCCAAACAACGTTCTTATTCTGAATTGAGGCAAATTCACATGAAGTTCTTGTTAATTTGTGGAGTTGGTGTTCTTCTTTGGACTAACACCACAGCACGTCAATTTATTGCTGATGGTCTCTACAATGCTGCCGAAGTTGTTCAACCTCGATGAAAACAACCACTGCAACTTATCAGATCCAAGTAACAACGGACGAGGGATCATTGTCATTCCTCAAAGTGATGCCCACCAAACCAAAAACACACAAAGGAGTTAAATCACAGAACACAAAGTTATCAAAATGGGTAGAAAAACAATACCCTAACTTTACTTCCTACGACATTTCTCTCCTCGACTGATGAACATTTTTCCTATTGATGATCAACTGGTGATGTTAATTGACCGACTGAATAATGCGGTCAATGTTTGCCATGAAGCACCAGATCGTACTGATCAAGGTTATGCTTATGCAACAGGATATTCGCGGTCTGCGATGTCTGATGTAGCAGATAGTTTGTCTGCTATTGTTAAACAAATGCGAGAGGAGGTGGACAGTTGAGAGAAGTGTCCACCATCGGTTGAAACGACCCCATTCTCCTGTATTCTATAAGAGTCAAAGGAACACAACTCATGACTGACACTGGTTACACTCTCAATCGAGTTAATTTCACTCAAGATGAAGAGACTTGCATCCTAAAGTTTCTTCGTCAAGCACAAGAATGTGGGTATCCTAGTGCTAACGAACCCTGGTATCCAGTTATTAACAGCATCATGAGAAAGTATTGGGATTCTGACATCAAGGAGGCACAAGAATGGCAGACAATCTAACAAAAACTTCTTTTTCCATCTTCAAGCACTCAAACTGATCATGAACTACACTCTCCAACAACTGAAAGATCGCGTTAACACTCTCATCGAAGAACAAGGGGAAACTGCATACTGTGCCGCATGGATTTACACCAAGGAAGATTGTCATTTGAAGGATGAAGATGGTGAGATTGATTATGATAATGTTGTAGAAGATCCTGAGGTTCTTGAACGTATCTTTGATGATGTTGGCAACATTGATTACATCTACCAAGTCATTCAAGAATGTGTAGATGAAGTAACTGAAGAGCAACTTATGCAACAACAACAGGAGGCAGTTTGATGACTGACAAACTTGAAATGTTGACTCAACGTGAACAACTCATGGAGGACATTGATTGTATCATCACCGAATACTTTGCAGAGTATGATGTCAATTATGATGAAGAACTTGTGAGGATCTTGTGTGATGCAGTCTGCAAAAACTTTCCCACTAACTAACAACAACCATACAATAATGACCAAAGCAACTCACAAACGTTCTTCTATTCTTTCCGACTAATGTCCGATCTAATCATCATCGTCTCAGAACAACTAGGTAACGCGTATTCCATCGATTCTGAGGGTACATTGTTTTCAACTCCTTTATATCTTGATGGGAAAGTGAATACTAATGATTGGGATATTGTGGAGGATTATGTTGATCCAGAAGTCAATGCAATTCATCAAGATTTAATTACAACTTACAAAGCACTGGGTTGGTATTATCAGGATGCGAAAGTATGAAGTACACTAGAGCACAACTAATTGATGCACTTCAGAATGAATATGAATATCTGTGTCATGATGATTTTGACCCAGATGTTGATATGACAATGGAAGAACATCTTGAGTGGTTAGATACTCTTACCATTGAAGAGTTAGTTAAAGAAACTGACACTGATAATGAAAGTTACACACTTGACGAATTTATGCACAATCATAGTTAAAAACTAATTTTTGTGCATTGGGAGTGCTAGGGATGACCTAGTGCTCCCTTTGTCGCATGAAATTATGGATTATTTGAAACCCAGGGACCAGTTGGCAAGGTGGCACAGCATATGGGCACAGCACCCAGGATCGTGTATTCTATAGAAGTCGAGAGGAACACACCTCATGAAAACCGCAAGCATCAACGAAGTCCACACCTGCATCGATCAGGATGACGTTTGCATCATCAACCTCGGCAGAAAGCATCACTTCAACTTACTGCCAGTTGTGAAGATCAAGGAAACCGAAAAAGCAATTCAATTCGGTTCAATTATTGTTCCACGTCACACTATCTGGTTCCCCAAGAAAGCACTGTCTGAGTGTAAAGAAGTTCCTGGAACTTTCAATCTCAAAGGATGGTTCAATTTCGATTCTTGGGGTTCACTGTTCCTCTCCAGCAACATGCGAGCATCAATGTTGTCTCTTGTTTTCTGATCTAATTAACAACAACTCCACAATGATTGAGTTTATGCTTGCAACTGCAATTCTTGTTGGTAAAGCACAAATTGCACCAGACAAGGTGCAGTATGATTTTATCAACGACGATCAAACAATCACAACAATTATTGAAACCAACTGCATTGTGAATCATGACGGCATTTGTAACACCCAAATCTAAGAAAGCAAAGAACAGGTTTTCCAACCTGATGAACAATGATCCCGAATGTATCATTGAACAAGACAAAGGTAATCGGGTGTTTCTAACATCCGCCAATGGTAAAAACCACTTCTGGGTATCACTCACTAACGACAAAGATTGGGAGGTTGAACTATGAACAATGACGAACAGTTTCTGCATCATTTGATTTATGATGTGCCAGGTGAGATTTACGATGTCCCAGAAATTGAGGATGTCGAAGATTTCAACATGAACGATTACCTTTCTTCTGATTATGATTATTGATGTCCTTTGTGTCTTTTCCCACTGATCCTAACACCATGAAAAAACTGACTGAAGATCAACTTGACAAACTGAAAGAAAACTATGCCAGCATGATTGTGGATGGCATGGATATGGATACTCTCGTTACTTTTGCTGTTGATAGTATCATGCAAAATATGGAGATGTGGGATCAGGCAGATATTACGGAAGAGATTAAGGATTTGTATGATGAAGAAATGCTTAACGATCTGCTAGAGAGTGTTGAATAGGTGATATAATTAGAACAGGTAGCACTTTCACCTATGATGAACTTCGACCATCTCACGCATGAACAACTGGAAGCATTATCAGAGGATTGTGAGGATTACCTCGTTCATCGGTATATCCCATTGACATCACATTCTTATTCCAATATAATCAATCAAGCAATCAAAGAGGGTTATCGTCTTGAAAAGTTCGACCGTTTCATTCACAAAAGTCAAACTCACATCTGATGAGTTAAATGTTCTGATGACTGCACTTCAGTTAATGACATTAGAGGAGCAAAGGGATTGTGAGGATCAATTTGCTGTAAGGACACCAGCATTGTTTAACAAACTCCTTTCAAGTTATGAGGTGCGAGGTTAAACTTTATGTTGCGGGCACTGTATTTTCGGAAGAAGTCATTGCCCGTGACTATGCAGAAGCAAGACAAGTTGCTCTTGCTCGCAATCCAAATGCCAAAGTAATTTCAGTCACTGCCAAACTATGAAAACCGAGAAACTTTACGAATTGGAAGTTCCCGAACTTGAGAAATTGATTGAACATGCTGAACAAGAAGCAGAACGATTAGAGATCACTTGTGAATACTACATCATGGAGTTTCTATGAACAATGAAGAATTAAGGCAAGAACTTCGTGTATGGTTCAGCACATGTTTAGAAAGAGGACTTGAACCAATTCATGTTTATGAGATGTTATTATCTGAGTCAAAAATTTGTAAAGATCGAGCATTAGATCATTACGAGAAGACATCAGAAATTCATGATTTATTGATTGGAAATTTATTACCATCTGATTTCAATCCATGACAAATGAGTTACCAATTGATTTTCCACATGATGCACCCAATGGTTATTCTTACGAGGTAGAGAAACACAATGCTAGCACTGTTTCGATTTGGTTATTACATTCTCGTCGGTATATTTTTCATGGGAGTGATAAATCTGTGCGGACAATCTGGGGATATTACAAACCCAAATCCCGAGAATACTATGCCCCAATCGATAGTAAGAAAGTCGGAAAGATCGTTGATGTAAGAGATACAACACCTTACACATCGATGCCATTAAACTTCTCAAATCCATTGGAACATGCGTTATTCGGAAGCACTTGATCATCTTTATTCTTTGTGTGAATGTGTGAATTGGGATCCTGAAATTATTCATGGATTGATTACAATAGAAAACGAATTGCACTATCGCCAATGTATACAGAAGGAACAAAAATCAGTTATCGAGGACACGAAGGGGTTGTAAAGTTTTCGTGTTCAATCGCACTCACCTTTACAATTGGTCAATCTTCTGATAGACTGAGAGAGGTGAATATGGTTGTTTATAATCACTCTTTCTCGGAAATTATTCTGTTGGAAGATGATTGTTACCATAGTCAAGAACATCGTTATTCTGATCCACAATGAACATTCAAGTTGTTGATAACTTTCTCCCAGAAGAAGTGTTCTCTGAACTTTCGGAAATCGTACCATATGAAGTGCCATGGCATTACAACAATGGTTCGGTATATGATGGAGATGGTTATCCACAATTCGTTCATTGTTTCTATGATGAGAATAAACCAGAAGGAGACTTTGCCGATGATATGTTAAACATCGTCAATGAAATCAATGATCTCTATTGCATCTATCGTATTAAGGTCAATGCAACACCCAAAGGAGAAAAGTTGTATTTGAAACCTTATCATATTGATGTAACAGATGATGATTCAATTCCTGGTCAATCATTCCCTGCTCCATTAAAGATCTGTATTTTAATGATTAACACTAACAATGGTTACACACAGATCAAAGATGAAAATGGAATGATTCGTAAATTTAAAAGTAAAGCAAATCGAGCATTATTCTTTCCTAATACGTATGAACATACAGGGACAAATTGTACTGATGAAGATTTAAGATTAGTTCTGAATATAGTGTATGCGTAAATGAAAAAGGTGTGGAGATTATGGTGTAAAGCATTAGGAGAGAAAGCAACACCAGATGATAAAGAATCAGATAAGATTGCAATCATTCGTTCGTTAATCTTTCTCTCTTATCTTATTACCAACATTGCTATCGTAGCAAACGCAATTCGTCATTGGAATGATGTCAACTATGATCAACAAGTTCAGTGTAGTGTATCAACAACCCAAGAACAAATCAGGGTATTGGAGTAAGCAAGAAGCAGTATTCTTTGATGTTCGTGATGCTATGCTTTGGGAACGTCATGTCAAAGAATTAGGGTGTAAAAACGTTGAAATTGTACCATTATTGGGTTAAAATCAATTAAAAATGTATTTAAAAACGTATATGAGTGTTTTCTAACAAGTTGTGGAAAAACCTGTGGAATACTCTTGACAGTAACTGTGCAGGGTCTTGAGAGTATCTTTGCAGTGATTTTATGCTTCTTTAAATGTCTTCTAAATCCTTCTACTTATTGTGATCTTGGCGTGCATTATACCGACAGATCGCAAAAAAGTCAACACCCAGATCAGAAAAATCTCAGAACCCTGACATAAATATCCAAAATCATTCTAAATTTTATACATAAGAATATCGCAACACTTCGTGGTATTCTTGACAATCAACTCAGAATGGTTTATGATAACTGAGCAGTCAAATCACCAGAAGAACAATGCCTTACGCACAGAAGTCCAAGTATCGCATCACTCTTGAGATTGAAGCAATGGATGACTTTAATCCCCACCAGATTGACTGGGAAAAGTTATTTGAACTGCAAGGGGATGAGAAGTGTGAAACTTACATTGAAGATCTCTCCACAAAGTATGATTCACTCTGGTGATTATGTGAGGAAAGTATAGAGAAAAAACCACTTATAGAACTGGCACAAGCACACGGCACAGCATCCAAAATGGTGTAATCTATAAGAGTCAAAGGAACACACCTCCGATGCGTAAGATCGAACAGCAGATGAATCAGGCAATCTCTAACAACGAGACCTGGAAATCTGCAAACACTTCTGTGCATTATTCTGCAGAATACAACAGCAGCACTGTGTATCTGCACGGCAATCTCATCGCAATTGTTTATGAGAATGACATTGAAATCTTCGATGGTGATCATCAAACAATGACCACAAAGTCTCGTCTCAATGCTATTCTCCAAGAGCACGCAATTGATGGTGAGAAAGTATTTCAGAAGGCAGGTGATTGGTTCGTCAAACAGTACAACAACCTGAAGAAAGATTGGGAGGTTGTTCCTTTCCAGTCTGGCATGGTTGTGGGGGTTTGATGTTATTATTTCAGAGTGTTACAGAAACCCTTCGTGACACTCTGAACCACCCATTCGTTCCCTACAATTACAGAGTCAACAGCAACCGACACATGGCAACTCAAGTCTTCCCTCTCTCCCCCGAAATGCAATCCACCTGGGATGACATCATGGGGCAGATGATTGCGTTTGTGAATGATACAAATGCAGACGTAGATATGGCATACGATTGGGTATGTGAGATGCTCAACATTGACTCCTTCGTTGATAATGAGCAGGCATGGGATTCTTTCTTCGGTGCATGGGAATCTGCAGACAATCGTAACACCATGGAGTACATCATCGACTGACTAAGTGTTACGAACAGTGTGCCCTCTAAGTTATTCGTAGAGGGCACAATCCTTATTCGTTCGTGTTAGGCAGTTGTTGTTATTATGGGGGGTCGTTATAAAAAACCAATGGGAACCTAACCTACAGAGGTGACAAAACGATCGATAGATATAAGGATCAAAAAAATTTTCCGAGGTAATTTTTTATGTTTGGATGGATTCACAAAAACGGCAAAAGTCGTCCTAATAGAAATAAATCAAAGGGACAAGGAAGGACCATGGCGCAAAAAAATGCTGCTAGGAAACGTCGCAAGAAAAAATAATCCGAGAGTAAAAACCGACCCTTGGAGGTCGCATATATAATTCATCGATGGGTTTCATGATCCGTCAAAAATTTTCGCAGAAAAATTTGGTCCTATATGGAAAAACTATATCATATCTACGCAGGTAATAAATGTCTCTTTCCGAATATCAAGGAGGAGGATTTTACTGTTACTTGGAATACTGTAAGGGGTATGGTTGGTCTGATGCAGACTGACTATACCATAGACGATCTCTCATATGAGATGGTCACTATTAATCGTCAGATGATGCAAGAAGCTTCATATTGACAATCAACACATACACTGATAGAATTGATCTGAAGGTTATTCAAAACTATGGCAAAAGGATTTACTGTAAAAGCAAACGCACCAAAGAAGAAGACTACTACTGGTGCTGAATTTGACTATGAGGCAATCAAAGAACGGATGAGGGGCAAGAAGATTGTCTTCTGTCTACCTGGACGAGGTTGTTCATTTACATTTCTAAAGAACTTTGTACAACTGTGCTTTGATCTAGTACAGAATGGAATGAGTATTCAGATCAGTCAAGATTACTCATCCATGGTGAACTTTGCACGTTGTAAGGTACTTGGAGCAAATGTATTACGAGGTCCCAATCAGAAACCTTGGGATGGTAAGTTAGAGTATGACTATCAACTTTGGATTGATAGTGACATTGTATTCAACACTGATAAGTTTTGGCAACTCTGTGATAATGCACTTGCTGCTGATGGTAGTGAGAAAGAAGTTGTTGCTGGTTGGTATCTCACAGAAGATGGGAAGACTTCATCTGTTGCCCATTGGCTAGAGGAGGAGGACTTCCGTAGTAATGGTGGGGTAATGAACCATGAAACGATCGAGACTCTACCAAATCGCAGGAAGCCATTCACAGTTGACTACACTGGTTTCGGATGGGTATTGATTAAGAATGGAGTCTTTGAGAATCTTGAGTATCCTTGGTTTGCTCCGAAGATGCAAGTATTTGAGTCGGGCGCTGTACAGGATATGTGTGGTGAGGATGTATCATTCTGTCTTGATGCAAAGGAGAAAGGATTTGACATCTGGTGTGATCCACGCATTCGTGTAGGACATGAGAAGACTCGGGTGATTTGATATGGTTAATATTTACTACCAGGGCCGAAAGCTCTATAGTAATATCACTCATGAAGAAGCAGCAGATATTCTTCATGAGTTAGCCTTAGAAAAATACGAAGAAAAGAAAGACATTGACTTAGATCAATTAGACATTGAAACAATTATAGAAGAATGAAAATCGCAATTATCGGTAAAGGTACTTCTGCGATCATTACTGCTCTACGTCTGATCCAAGATGATCATGATGTAGAGTTTTTTTATGATCCAGATACAAAACCTTTAAGTGTTGGAGAATCAACGACACCACATATTCAATCATTAATATTAAGTGCTCTTGATATTAGTATTGGAGATCTTGCTGATGCAGGTATTGTATCTTATAAGAATGGTATTAAGTATCGTGGATGGGGAAAAGGAGAACCATTTAGACATCATTTCCATGGTGGTGAGGTTGCATTTCATTTTGAGAGTGGAATTTTAAATCCGTTTATTCATAATCATCTAGAGAATGAATTAGGTATTGAATATCATGGAGAACGTGTTGAAGGATATGAGATTAGTGAAGAATCAGTTAATGTCAATGGTCGTGATTATGACTTTGTAGTGAATTGTGCAGGATGGGATGATTCATCAGAATATTATAAACCCGTCTTTGAAACAGTTAATTCAGCAATTCTTTATACAAAAGAGAGTATTGATGATGTAACATATACATTACATACAGCAACACCAGATGGATGGGAATTTGGATTACCATTTCCTGATCGTGGTATTACAAAATGTGGGTATTTGTATCATAATAAACTTTCAGATCCACAGATTGAGGGAAAGAGAATTTCTTGGACTCCACGATTTGCAAAGAAGTTAGTACAGAATCGTTTTGTAGCATTTAATGGTAATCGTTTATTTTTCTTTGAACCATTAGAAGCATTATCATTAATGTATTATCATGATTTTGCATCAGAGATTTGTGAGTTCTTAAAGAGTGATCGTTCTATTGATGCATATCAAGAAGTGAATCGTAACTATCTTGAATCAATGACTTCTTATAGTAAATCATTGTCTTGGTATTATTCATATGGATCTGTATATGATACACCTTTTTGGAAGACAACATCAGCAAGAGCAAATGTATATTTCAATACTCAAATGTTCACACATCGTTATGAATCTCTTCTAGAAGCATATTATGCAGATCGTTATACTACTAAAGAAGAGCCAGAATATTTAAAGATTGGTTGTTTTGGATATCATGACTTTAAGGACGTTCATTGCGGAATGCTTCAGAGACCCATCCAGGACCTCCTAGAAGACGTGTTTAAGTACCCTCTGGACCCTTTACATACTGACGATGATGATGTATAATATACAGGTAAACACAAAGGAGTTACATGGCAGTACGTTCTAAGATCGGTCTTTCAGGTGCCAACTTTATGCCTGGCAAACCTAAGAAGTCCCGTCAAGGTTCTTCAGAGAATACTAAGCTTTCTGCAACCTCACGTAATGGTCGTAAGAAGCGTTATCGTGGTCAAGGACGTTAAATAGAGCAAGTTGTGTTCTATTTTTAATGTCTGCACTTATCTGCAATCTTCCATCAGTAGAAGTATGGGTTCGTAAAGAATATCTCACAGATCATCAGTCTGGTCATGGTGAGTTTGTCAAAGGCGTTTGGGTATCGGCAAAGTCGATGCCTGGACGCACTTTTTATTTTGAGACATACTTGCCCGAATATGCGGCAATGTATGATAAATTGCCAATTAGTGCATTCCTTTCAGAACCAGTAATACCTGATCCAGATATGGATTTACCAAACTTACAGTTTTGGAACTGTATGGACTATGGAGTAGTGTCAATTCATAAGCAATTCATTGGTTCTATGGACTATGAACTGTATACAAGAGACTTTGGTATTCAAAAAGGCACTTATATCTGCACTTTGGACAATTATCATCAAGATATGGATACTATTGATTGCTATACAGCAGAAAATCCTGCAGAACACAAGTCTTATAACCTCATTGAACTGGAAAATGGGCAATATGCACTGTATCCAAACAACAGAATGCGTATTTTTGACAACAGTTTGACTCCTGTTGACCCAAAAATGCCTGATTTTAAGGTTTCAACGCAATATTATCAGGTTGAAAACGGATTTGAACGTCTTGGAATGGGTAGAGAGGACGAATATTTCTGGAAAACTGCTCAAGAACGTGAAAATATGCCAAAATCTGAGGAAAAATAGGATCTACCCCCGTTTCTCTCGTAAAAACTCTCAGGTGCAATGCATCTGGGAGTTTATTTTTGTGTAATAAATAAAATGATAATACCTATTCTATGTTCTGATGCCTGTAGAGAGGACTAGTAAAGGATTTAAAGATGTTAGTTTAACATTTAAACGAAATCCTTTGAATAAAGACATGCTATCAGTCACAAATGAGACTGCTATTTCTCGTGCTGTGAGAAATTTGATCCTTACGAAGAAAGGTGAAAGGTTTTTTGACCTAAATTTTGGAACAAATGTATCAAATCTTTTATTTGAGAATATTGGTCCTTTTGCTGCAGACTCTATTAGGGATGAAATTATATCAGCAATAAGAAATTATGAACCAAGAGTAGAAATTGTTAATGATACTGACATAGAGGTTGTGCCAAATTTTGATAATAATCAGTATGATGTCACCATTAGGTACAATATAGTTGGTATTGCACCTGACTCTCAAGAAATTTCATTCGTCCTAAAATCAGTAAAGTAAATGGCTATCACAAACTTCACAAGCCTAGATTTTGAAGATATTAAAGACACTATCAAACGATATATTCGTTCTGATAGTAAGTTTACTGATTATGATTACGAGGGATCTACATTATCCCTGATCATCGATATGCTTGCATATAATACCTACATTTCAGCATATAATGCTAATATGCTGAGTAATGAGGTGTTTTTAGATGGTGCTACTCTTAGAGAAAATGTAGTTTCTCTTGCAAGAAATATTGGATATTTGCCCAGACCTCGTAAAGCATCTGTTGCTGAAGTATATTTCAATGTCGATACTGCAGAATTCCCAGTATTACCACGTTCTTTGACATTAAAAAAGGGTATTGTTGCTGTTAATGCAGATCAGTTTACTAATAAGAACCTAACTTTTTGTATACCAGAAGATATTACATCTATTGTTAAGGATGATCAGGCAGAATTTGATATCAAGGTGTATGAGGGTGCATTAGTTCAACAAAGGTTTGAAGTTAGTGAATTTGATGTCAATCAAAGATTTATTTTAGATAACGTTGGTATTGATTACACAACTTTAAGAGTAAGTGTCTATGGAGATGCTTTTACAGATGATAAAGTAGTATATGATCTTGCCACTTCCATTAGAGAAATTGAGGGTGATTCTAAAGTTTATTTCTTACAAGAAATTCCAGACGAAAGATATGAACTTATCTTTGGGGACAATATATTTGGTAAAAAATTAGAAAATGGAAATATTATAGAAGTTTCATATATTGTTAGTAATGGTGAGGAGGGTAATGGTGCAGATCTTTTCCGTTTTGTTGGAAATATTGTAGACAATAACAATAATGTTATTGATAGAGATATTTCTATAATTCAAACAACAAATTCTGCATCTGGTGGATTAGATATTGAATCTGTAAAATCAATTAAAAATTATGCAGGAAGAATTTACGCATCACAAAATCGTGCAGTAACCACTAACGATTATGAAGCTATTGTGAGAAAAATATACCCAGAAGTTGAATCTATTAATGCTTTTGGTGGTGAAGAGTTAAGTCCTCCAAAATTTGGAAGAGTTTTCATCACAATCAAACCTCAAAGTGGAAATTATATTTCAAACAGTCTAAAAGATAGTATAAAAAGAGAATTGAGGAAGTATTCTGTAGCAGGAATTGTTCCAGAAATTCTAGATACAAAATATCTTTTTGTTGAATGTGATACTTCTGTTTATTACAATTCAAATCTTGTTAGTAGTGCAAATACGGTGAGACAAAAGGTCATCAGAACACTGAATAATTTTGCTGACAGTGATGAAATGAATATGTATGGATCTAGATTTAAATATACAAAGTTTACTTCACTGATTGATAAATCAGATGAATCTATAACTTCTAATATTACTGAAATTAGAATTCGTAGAGATTTAAGAGCAGTTTTGAATAGGAGAGCCGAATATGAAATTTGCTTTGGCAATCAATTCAAAATTTTAAATCAAAAAGGTTACAATATTAAGTCCTCTGGATTTAGAGTAAGTGGTATATCTAAGCAAGTATATCTTTCCGACATACCTGCTGCAGATGGTGAGACTGGAGAAGTCGTATTAATAACGATTCAGGATATTCCACCAAATGTTGGCAATTCCCAATATATTGTCGATAGTCCTTCGGCAAGTATAGTTAGAAGAAGGGTCGGAACTATTGATTATATCAAAGGTGAAATCAAATTAAATGCAATAAATATAGTATCTACAGAAGTTGAACAAAATTCAATTATTCAAATATCTGCAAGTCCAAACTCTAATGATGTGATAGGACTTCATGATCTATTTTTACAGTTTGATGTAAATTATAGTTCTGTCAATACTATTATTGATAATATTTCTTCTGGTGCAGATCCAACAGGGTCTAGATACATTTCAACTCCAAGTTACTCTGACCGAAACGTCATTCGTCTAGTAGAAAATACCCTCTCTTAATAAAAAAATGGTAGATAAGAATAAAATCCGTCTTGCTCAGGTTCTTCAAAACCAAGTTCCAGATTTTGTTAATGATGATTTTCCACTCTTTAAGGATTTTTTACGTCAATATCAAGAATCTTTAGAATATCCTGGAGCACCTCAGGATATTCTACAAAATATTGATAATTATATCAACTTGGATGTACTTTTGTTGACTCCACAGTCAACAACTCTTACTAATGAGGCAGATCGTTATACTGATTCTATTGAAGTCGTAAGTACTGAGGGATTTCCATCTTCGTATGGTCTTTTAAAAATCGATGACGAAATTATTACATATACATCAAAAACTTCTACAACATTTGAGGGGTGTGTAAGAGGTTTTAGTGGAATTAGTGAATATGGTGATGAAATTATTTTTTCAGAGTCAGTAACTGATTATCATTATTCTTTTTCTACTGTAGAAAATCTTAGTGCATTATTTTTAAATGTATTCTTATCAAAATTAAAGAAGCAAGTATCTCCAGGGTTTGAGAGCAGAGAATTATCCGAAGATTTAAATTCTAGACTATTTTATAAGCAAATAAGTGACTTTTATTCTTCAAAAGGAACCGAAGAAGGATTTAAGATTCTATTTAATGCTTTATACAACAAAAAAGTAGAAATTATTCGTCCAAGTGATAGTGTTTTTGAAGCTTCTGCTTCATCAAATAGAAGAGTACGAGATTTAGTCTTAGAAGCACTTGATAATGATGTTGATTATACCGATTTAATCTTAAATAGAACAATTTATCAGAGAGAAACCAATAGCCAAGATCTAGAAGAGCCAATTACTGCTTATGGTACTATTACAAATGTAGAAAGAATACAAAGAGGTACAAAAACTTATTATATTGCTAGCTTAGATAATGATTATGATAAAGACATTTCAGTAGCTGGAACAGTTTTTGGAAAGTTTGAAGTTACTGCATCCACAAGAGTAACAGAAGATTATGAAGAAGATGCTGAGGGTAATAGACCATCCGTTTTACATGTAGATTCATGTATAGGATTTGACGCATCTAGAAATTTGAATGTATATTATGAAGATGGCACTGTAAGATCAATTTCAGTTGGTGATAATTCTGTTAACGAATTTTATAGAGTAGATTCTAATAATGATATTCCCCGAGGAGCTTTAATCTCCTCTAAGAGATATGGATATGTAACTTTAGATGATGAAAGCACTGCATATTTTAGAATCACAAGTGTACTTAGTGACTTAATTCCTGATGATAATTCATATTTCTTTGACAATGATCCAGTAAAGTTTAATACTTTAGGACTAAAAGATCAAAGTAAGAAATATAATGATTGGACCTATAATGTAGCAACAACATATAACATTGATACTATTTCACTAGTAAGTGAAATTGAAAGAAAGTATTTTATTACTCTTCAAGATGGTTTTGATATTACATTAAATGATAGATTTTTTCTAAAGTCTTCAACGGGTGAAAGTTATGATGTTCAGGTTGTTTCTAGAAATGATCTATCTACTTATGTTATCATATCATCTTCTCGCATCACAGACTTTGATTCTACATTAAAAACATTTACTTTAGAGAGAAAACTCAATAAAGCCAATTTTAGATTTTTTCCTGAAGCAAATGAGTATGCTTCCGATGTCCAGAACATTTATAGACCTAAAGATTTAAGAGATGAATTATTTGTAACATCTTCTTCTATCCCTAATTATTCTAATGAACAACTGACAACAAATGACAGAAGAATTACTTTTTCAGTTTCTTTACCATCAAATCAAAACAATAAAAATATAAAAATTGGTGCCGATGCTACACCAACGGTTCCAGAAAAAACTCATTCATTTTATACTGGAGATTCTATCATTTATAGTGAACCAGAAGAAGATGATTTTGGAGATCCAAACACTAATAAACTAAGTATACCAAATGGCAGATATTATGTAACAGTAGTTGATAATAAAACAATTAAGTTATCAACAAGTTTGAACAGAGTATATTCTAAGGAATATATTACAGTAGAGGGAAGTGTAACCAATAATACTTTCTACTATTCAGACTATTCCGATATTGAAAGAGTTTTAAATCTTGAAGATCCTTTCACTTTAAAGTCAAAGAGAATTGTAAAACGAATTATTCCACCAGTTGATCAAATTGTTCCTGAAGAAACTAAAACGGGAAAGATTGGAATTTTGAGAAATGGTGTTGAAATATTAAATTATAAATCAAAAAATAATATTTTTTATGGTGAATTGGAGGATGTCTTTGTATTGTCTGGTGGTGAAGGTTATGATATCACTAGTCCACCAGCATTGGAAATTTTTGATGGTGAAAATGCAGATGGTGTTGCAAATGGCGGTATTAATGCATCTGGAGATTTTGTAATAAAAGGATCTATTGTAGGAACAAATGTTATTAATGGTGGATTTAATTATATTGATGCACCAACTGTAAAAATTAGTGGAGCTAATGGATCAAATTGTGATGCAATTCCAGTTATGGAAACTTATACTCATGAAGTAAAATTTGATGCATCAACTCAATTTGGTGTTGGTATTACAACTGATACCATCATAACTTTATCAAATCATTATTTCTATCCAGGAGAAAAAGTTCTTTATGATACTTTTGGAAGAGATGAAATTGGAGGTCTTAAAAACAAATCAATCTATTATGTTGGTGTAATTGATAATACATCATTTACTTTACATAATAATGAAAGAGATGCTGAGAATTTAGAAAACAGGATTGATCTGACTGCATTTGGAGTAGGTGATCATAAGCTAGTTGCCTTACAGAAAAAGAAAAAACTTTCCGAAATTAGAGTTACAAATTCATCAGAAGATTTCACTTATAGGAGAGTATCATACGATCCAAATATATCATCTGTTCCAATCGATTTTTATTCAAACAATATTATCATTCCAAATCATGGATTTAGTAATGGTGAGATTATCGTTTATGATGCGACAACAACACCTATTTCAGGTTTAACAAGTTCTTCAAGTTACTATGTCACTAAAGTTGATGATAATAGATTTAAATTATCTGATATTGGAATTGGAAACACATTAAGTACATATTATTACGATAATAACATCTATAAAGACTTAACAACTTTTGGTGTTGGAAGACAATATTTTAAATATCCAGAAATTACTGTAGAAGTAACACCATCTAAGAAGAGTATTTACGCAGTATCTCCGCAGGTTGAACCAGTTGCTAGAGGTACTATTACAAATGTATTTTTAGAAAACAAGGGTGTTGGATATGGTTGTACAAACATTATTAACTATAATAGGCAACCAAGAATAACTGCAGAACCTGGAAAACTAGCATCTGTAAAACCATTTATCGTAAATGGAGTTATAGAAGAAGTAATTATTCAAAATGTTGGTCAGAATTATTCATCAAATCCAAGTATTGAAATTTATACCGATGGAAATGGATATGGTGCAGAATTAATTCCAGTCATATCAAACGGTGTTTTATCTGATGTTATAGTAAAGAATGGTGGATATAATTATAATGATTCTACAGAGATAGAAATTGTATCTGCTGGATCTGGTGCGAAGTTCCAAGGCAAAATAACAAAATGGAATATCAATGAAGTTGAAAGAAATCTAAATTCAAATCAAATTTATGATGATGATGGTTTCATCTATCAAGATTCTACAACGACTCTTGACGATGCTGAAGAGTATGGAATTTTGCAATATGGTCATTGCTACGTTCCAAGAAAATTAAGAAGTTCTTTATATAACAAAAAAGTAGTTGATGGAAGAACTATTTTTAGTTCAGATTTAATTCTAGATAATTTGGGCAGAGAAACTGATTCGGATTACCACTCTCCAATTATAGGATGGGCATATGATGGTAATCCAATTTATGGACCATTTGGATACGCAAATCCAGATGGAACGGGTGGAATCAAGAGAATGGTAAGTGGTTATTCTAAGAGAAATACTGCAAACAGACCATCAATAACAGATTTCCCCTTAGGGTTTTTTGTAAATGACTACGAATGGCTTGCAACAGGAGATTTGGATATTCATAATGGAAGATTTTGCGTAACACCAGAATATCCAAAAGGAATATATGCATATTTTTCAACCTTAGGAACTAATGATGCTGGATTTAAAAACTATAAATTACCAGCATTCCCATATTTTATTGGAAATACCTTTAAATCCAAAGTAATTGATTTTAACTATGATTCTACTGTAACACAGTCTGATTTTATCTATGGGGATATTAAAGAAGATTATAAAAATTATGATCTACTTAGAAATATTCAACCATATAATATTTCATCTCCATATGGAAAATATGAATACTTATTTAACCCATCAGATAACACAGATTTTATTTCTAAAATCAAAAAAGTAAGTTCTGGTACTGTTACTGATATTAATATTTTTGAAGGTGGTAGAGATTTTAAAGTTGGTGATAAGATTACTTTTGAGTATGATCCAACATTAGCAAATAGAAGACCACTAGCAAAAGTTGTTAGTATTGGTGGAACTGAAGTTTCTTCTGTTTCTATCGCATCTTCTAGCATTTATGATGTAGAAGTAATTAATACTTCCTTTGGACAAGCTCTTGGTATTTACACATCACAGCACAATCTGTCATCTGGATTAGCAAATATTCTTAATACTGAAGAGAATACTACTTATGATGTGAATTTAGAAGTCCGTCAAAAGCAACTTGTTTTAAGTGGTGACATTGGACAACCATCTCAAACTGGAATTGTTACCTATTTTGGAATTTATGGATTAAAATCTAGCAAAAATGAAATTCCAATCCTTTCAAATGATGTATTTAAAATTAAACGTGGTAATTTCTATGAAGAAATAAAGATCCTCAATATAGATTCTTTTAATTCAAGACTTAGAGTTCAAAGAGAAATTAATGGAACTATTGGGACAAGTTATTCGGCAGGAACCAAGTTAGATGAACTTCCAAGGAAATTTATTATTCAAAATAATGATTTCCAGAATACAAAAATTGGTAAGTTTAATTCTCAATTCTACTTTAATCCACAACAATCTGTTGGTGTTGGAATTGGAACTACAATTAGTGTATCTAATCCTGGGGCAGGTTCTACTCAGAGATTCATTGCGGGAAATAGAATATATCTTGCAGGAAATACCTTAGAAATTAATGACGTAATTTACTATGATTACGATAGCAATCCTATTAGAGTAGAGTCTTTTGGTGATGACTTTAATCTTGTTAAAAATAAACCATATTATGCAGTTCCATTTCAAAATGGTCTAATTGGTATTTCCAGTAGACCCGTTGGATTCGGATCTACTGGAATTGTTGGAATTGGTAGTGAAACTGAACTCTTAACATTTACTAGTTTTGGTGTAGGTGATAATCACAGTTTTAAAACTGATTATGACAATCTTACAAAATTAATTGTATCAACTTATGAGGCAACTGTAGAAACAACTACAGATCATAACTTGAGTGCAAATGATCTAATAACTTTTGAGTGTAAATCAAGTGCCGAAAAAACTATTAAAATTGCGTATAATCAGCAAAATAAAAAGTTTGGTACGGGACTGTTTGCATTTATTTCTTCTGATGTAGATACTCAGACTAATATCATCACTATTAATAATCATGGTTTAAGGACAGGGCAAAAAGTTATTCTAGAATCAGACTCTGCTCCAGGTGGTTTGGTTAATAATGGTGTGTATTATGTTCTTGTACATTCTCAGAATGAGATCAAATTGTCTATTGATGGTGAAACTACAAAAAATATATCCACCCAATCATTTGGTCGTCTGATTGTAGTAAATCCCCCGTTGACTTTAGAAAAAAATAAAACTTTAAAATTTGATTTATCGGATCCTAGTCTTTCTTATGTAAGAAGTAATATTAGATATCCAGCATTTACCCTCAAATTCTTCTATGATGAGAATTTAAGGCATGAGTTTATTTCTTCAAAACTATCAAATGCATTGAGTGTAAGAAAGTCTGGCAGGATTGGTATTGATGTTGATGCAAATGTAAAATTAGTTTGTGATGATAACTTCCCATCTAAACTATACTACAAATTAGATCCTATTAAAGATAATGTAACTCCATTTACATTTACTCAGCTACTTCTTGATTCTGATTATGAAAATTCTATTTCTATAGTAGAAAGTCCTATAAATGGTGATTATGTAATTAATACTGTTACTGATAAAACTTTTAGATATAAACTAAACCAAAAACCAGATTCTTCATCTTATGTAAAGGAAATTGACTCTCTATCATATTCTGCAATTTCAACTACTGCTTCTGGTCCAATAAATGAGGTTGATTTTGTTTCTTCTGGTTTTGGTCTTATTAAACTTCCAAGAATTAAAGAAGTTATAACTGAAAATGGAATCGATGAAATTCTTTTTGCAAGATCAACAACTATTGGTAAAGTAAAAGATATTGATATTTCCGATATTGGATTTGATTTCCCATCAGATACTACACTTAGACCAAGAGCTTTCTCACCATCAGTATTTAAAATTGACCCTCTAACTTCCGTTGAGTCAATTGAAATTGAATATCCTGGAAAAAATTATACTGTTCTTCCAGATTTAGTAATGCTTGATGGTTATACAAATAAAGTTGTAGACGATCTTGTACTGGATTATGTTGAAAACGAAGATTTTGAAGTTAAAATTATTAAAAATACTAAAAATCTTTATGACGTAGAACCAAGATTAATCCCAATTAATAATAGTAATGGATATAAAATTCTAAATCTAACATATGATAGTGGATCTAAAGATGCAACAATCACTTTGGATGTTGTTGGTTTTAGTACCTTAAGTGCTTGGCCATTCCCTGTTGGATCCCAATTTATGATTGAGGGTGTTGTAACAATAAATCCCGAAACTGACGAGGGATACAACACATCTGATTATGATTACAAGGCATTGTTTACCGTAAAAACTGCAGATCCTAATATTGGAGGTCAACTTCCATCATTCACATTCAATATGAGTGATTTTGTTGTTAAAAATAATCCTGGTGTTTTTAACCTTCTATTTACTTCTGCTAGAGTAATTCCACAATCATATTTCCCAAGATTTACTGTCAATAGAGAACCAAATAAATTCTTTGTTGATGAACTTATAACAAATGGTACTACTGAAGATATTGTAGTTTCTTGGGAAATCAAAAATGAAATCTTAAAAGTCTTTACAAGTACTCCAGAACTTTATAAGATTGGTGATTTTATTGTAGGTAAAACTTCAAAATCCAGTGGTACTCTAACTGAAGTTATCGGCATCACTACACTAACATATGAATTAGATGCATCTAATGCAAAGAGAAATAGATTTTATGATAAGAAAGGTTTCTTAAATGAAGAAACTCAAAGAATTCATGATAGTGATTATTATCAATACTTCTCATATTCAATCAAGTCCGAAGTAGGAATTGGGTCATGGTCTGATCCCGTAGAATCTCTAATTCATCCATCTGGAATGAAGAAGTTTAGTGATTTGCAGGTAATATCTGTTTCTGATGATGATTCTGAAATGGTTGGTATTCAGACTGGAAGTGGGTTTACTGGAATTGCTGATATCGATTCTTATTATAACTTAAACTGTGTTCATGATATTGATATTGCTACAGAAAATAATATTCTCAATAAAACATCTGATGAAATTAGATTCAATTCATTAGCACTTGTTGACTATTTTGAATCTATTGGTAATAGAGTTCTAATTGTTGATGATATTAGTGATGAATTTAATAGCAATCCAAGACCAACTGCTTTCGTTACCGTAGATACATTTAGTTTAGATAAGTATAGATCTAAAAAATACATTCTATTCACCAATAACAAAAAGTTCCCAGGTGAAAGGCAGATGATCATTGTGAATGTTATTCATAATGGTACATATGGATTCTTAACTCAATATGGTCTAGTCGAAACAAATACAGTTCAAGGATATTTTGATATTGGGGTTTTTGAAAGAAATGGTCTATTATTATTCTATCCTGTTGAATTTAGATTTACTGATTATAATGTAAGTGGTCACTCTTATGCTGCTGCTGAGTCTATTGCAGGAATTTCAACTCAATATATTGGTGATATTGCAAATGTAGGAGTTCAAACAGTAACAATTCCACAAGGAACAAGTACTGCAACTAAAATTGTAGGTATCGATTCTTCATATACATCTTCAAAGGTTATTGTTACTCTTGAGGCAACTGATTTACAATACTTCCAATATGATGAATTTAATATCGTTCATGATGGAACTGAAATCTATGAAACTGAATTTTCAACATTAGCAACAGATAATTTTTCTGACCAAGATGTTTCACTTGGTATTGGAACTTATGGGTTTAGATATAATGGAAATGAAATTGAGATGACTTTAGCACCAAGTGTGGGTCTTTCTACAAATTATAAAGTATTCTCTACAGTAGTTTCTATCTCAGATACTTCTAGAGTTTCTAGTGGTACAAGTACTTATAATAATACATTAACTACAGTAGGATTTGGCAGCACTACTGTTGATTCTACTCCAAATCCAATAGAAATTGCAACACTTGAGTCTAAGTATCAAGGATTTAACGTTTATGCTAGTATTGAGGATATTGCTTATGATGTCAAGCAATTCTCTGAGATAATAGTAGTACACAATGGTACAAATGCTTATGTTTCAGAATTTGGTGTGACTGTAAATGACGAAGATTATGAAGAAACTGGTATTGGAACCTTTAGTGCTTCTGTAGATTCATCTACAAAAGAAACTACAATATCTTTCCACCCCTTAGCTTCTACAGGAGCAGATAGAGAAATTGAAGTTAGACTATTAATCAATTCATTGGGTCCAGTTGATCTGGGTATTTCTACTAATAGACTTCAATATGTAAGTGGAGAATTTAGTACTCTTTATGGAGATTATACTGGAACAGAAAATGATGTTAAGAGAAGTTTTGAATTAAGACATCAGGGTGATTTAATTTTTGAAAGAACATTTGATGCTTCGGCTTTAAATACATCTGTTTCTACAGACGAAAATGTTCTAATTCTTCCTAATCATTTCTTTGTAACAGGAGAATTAGTTAAGTATACTTATGATCCAGAAGAAGATACTGCAATTGGTATTGAAACTGCCTCTGTTGCTGGAATTGGAACTACTGATAAACTTCCAACAAATCTTTATGTAATCAAAGTTAATGATAGTAAGATCAAACTTACAGATACTGCAGAAAAGGCACTGAAATTTAATTCAGAGCCATTGATTCTAGCATCTGCTGGAATTGGAACGCAGCATAAAATTACTGCTACAAATAAAGATACTAAAGGAATATTTACTATTGATAACATGATGCAGTCACCACTAGTAAAAGTGGGAATCAAGACAACACTATCTGAGGATATTGCATTAACGGATACTTTAATCAATACAACTGGAATTACTTCATTCTTCTCACAAGATATTATTAAGATTAATGATGAGATTATGAGAATTGATACAGTTGGTGTTGGTTCTGATGAAAAAATTAGAGTTAGAAGACCTTGGATGGGTACAGAACTAGGTATCCATACTGCTGGAGATTTAGTTGAAAAACTAACTGGTAATTATACTATTGTTGGATCAACGATTAACTTTGCTGCACCACCATATGGAAAAGTACCAGTTACTCCAGATCTAAACCAGTTTGGTGTTCCATTTGTTGATCCATCAGATAGAGATTACACTGGAATTACTACAAATTCATATTTCCATGGAAGAACCTTCATGAGATCTGGAATCGAGGATGAAACTTTTGAAACTTATACTAAAAACTACATCTTTGATGATATTTCTTCCCAATTTACTGGTATTAGAACTGCATTTACTCTAACAACTGATGAAGGATCAAATGTTACTGGTGTTTCCACTGATAATGCAATTATTTTAATCAAAGATATCTTCCAACAACCGAAGAGACTAGGTGTTTCCTCAATTGTTGGTAATTATGAATTAACTGAGCCTGGTGCATATACAAATATTCTATTTGAACCTACTACACAGACACCAGGTGAAGATGTTAATAGTTCTAATGTTCCTGTTGGTGGTGTAATTGTAAATATTGGATCTACAACTGGTCTTGGATATCAACCACTAGTTGCTGCTGGTGGTACTGCAACGATCTCTGGATTTGGATCTATCACTGCTATCAGCATTGGTAACAGTGGATCTGGTTATAGACCTGGTATACAGACACATATTAATGTATTTGCCGAAACTCCATCTGATCTATCAATAATTGGTTATGCGACTGCATTGAATGGACATATTACTGGAGTTGCTATTACAAATCCAGGAACTGCATATACTAGCACAAATCCACCAAGAATAAGATTTGATTCTCCACTAAGTTATACAAATATCCCACTTATCTACTCTAACGATTCTGTTCAAGGAATTGGAACAAAAGCATCACTTGATATATTTGTAAGTAGAGATACTACGATCGGTGAATTTAAATTTAATAATAATGGTTATGCTTATGGTCAGGGTGAAATTCTAACTGTTGCAATTGGTGGAAGCACTGGTATTCCAACAGATACTAGTAAAGTATTTGACGAATTCCAGGTAACTGTTAGTGAAACTCATAGTGATGAATTTAGTGCCTGGTCACTTGGACAATTGCAACAATTAGATAGTCTAGATGATAGATTTGATGGTGTACGAAGAGTATTCCCAATTTCATTCCAAGGTGAAAGACTTTCAATTAGAGCAAGACCTGGAAGTAATATTGATGTATCTGCAACTGTTTTGGTATTCATTAACGATATTCTACAAGTTCCAAATCAATCATATACCTTTAAGGGTGGTAGTTTGCTCATCTTCTCTGAACCAATTCCTAAAGAATATACTTCTAGAATTATTTTCTATAGAGGAACAAGAGATGTTGATGTTGTTGAAGTTGATATTGTCGAACCAATTGAAGTTGGAGACACTGTTCAACTACAATCTGATTCTCCAGGTTTGACTGAAGATCATAGATCAGTAGAAGATGTTCTTACATCTGACATTATTCTTACAAACCCATACAGTGGTATTGGAAGAGTAGATGATGAAAGTTTTGAAAGGCCAATTATGGCATGTAAGCAGGAGGATGATGTTTTCATCAACGGTGAACCAATTGGAAAAGATAGAAATCTTTATGAACCATATATTTCACCAGTTACTAATTTAATCCAACCTCTTGGAATTAATACAACAATTGCTTGGGTTGAAAATGTTACTACATTCTTTGATAATAGAAATGAAAATCTAGCTGGTGTTAAACTAGGTCAAGTTGAATTTATTTCTCAAGACTATCAAGAATCTGGTTTAGGAACTGTAACTGTTTCTGCTGGTGGGTCAATTACTTCAGTTTCTATTACAAATGCAGGTGCTGGATATACATTTAATCCAGAAATTTCTATTGGCACACCTGGTGCTGGTGGAACTACTGCAATTGCAACTTGTGTTGTTACTAATGGTTCTATCACATCAATTAATGTCACTGATGGTGGAAGTGGATATATTTCTACACAAAAACCATATGTACTAATTGAACCACCATTAGCAAAAACTGAACTTGTTAAGCAAGTTACTTATGATGGAGATTTTGGATCTATCATTTCTATTGCAAACACTTCAGTCGTTGGTATTGCGACAACTGCATTGAAATTGGGACTATATGTTCCACATTATTCACCTTTAAGAAATGATGCTATTAATAATAGTGGATTCGTAACTACAGGTGTTAGTGGCATTTTAACAGATTATTACTTCACAACTTCAGAGGTAACTGTCGGTAAAGGTGTAACATCACTCTATAATGATGGAAGTGTTCTTGGAATTGTAACTCAAAGAGGAGGAAATGTCTTCCAGGCATATGATATTAATAGAACAACAGCTGCTGTACCTGGAGTAGGAACAACTGATATTTTAGAAGTTACTACTCTTATTAAAGATGTATTTGAAATGGCAGCTAATAATGAAATCTTTAGTTCAACTGAAGCAACTTTTGATTCTGATTTATCTCCAACTTTTGATGGAGATGGTACTGTGAATTCAAGAGACTTTGGTTTCTTTGGCAACTTCTCTTGGGGAAGACTTGATTGGGATCCAAATAAGAGTAGAAAGCAACCAAGATCTTTTGAGGCATATCCTCAAGATGGTTATGCAGGTCTTTCTACATCATCAATTGTTAAGAGAGTATTCCATCTAAGATCTAAGTTATATACTCAGTATTCTGAGTGATCTTATAAATAAGTCATAAAGCTCGTCTATTATAATGGCACTACAAGGGATATCAACTGGAACTATACCAAATGATGGCACTGGAGATTCACTTCTTGCTGGTGCCATTAAAGTTAATGAAAATTTCCTAGAGGTTTATAATGCATTAGGTGATGGAACAACATTATTATCAGGAAATCCAAATTTAACTGTAGGTATTATTACTTCTACTGGATTGGATATTAACGGTAATGGAGATATTAGTGGAAATTTAGATGTTGGTGGTGATTTAACTGTCACTGGAGTTCTTACTTATGAAGATGTAACTAATGTCGATTCAATTGGTGTTGTTACTGCCAGAGATGGTGTTGTAGTTTTAGGATCTGGTATTACTGTAACGGGTGTTTCAACATTTTATGATGCCACATTCTTAGATTCACGTCTTCAAGTTGCAGGATTATCTACATTTAGTAATAATGTTGATATTAATGCATCTGTTGATATTTCTACAGATCTAACAGTAGACGGATTATCCGATCTCGATGATGTAAATGTCTCAGCAGCATTGACTGTTACTGGTGCAGTTGACTTTAATGGAGCTTTGGATGTTGATGGTGCTACAACTTTAGATACGACTACAATTGATGAACTCCTTACTGTTAATGCAAATATAGATGCAAACGGTGATTTGGATGTTGATGGACACACAGAATTAGATTTTGTTAATGTGTCAGCTGGTGCAACAATTGCTGGAGCACTTGATGTTAATGGTGGAGCAGACCTTAGTGGTGGTGAAATTAATCTTTCATCTGCAACAGTTGCAGACTTAACAGATAATCGTGTTGTTATTGCTGGTAGTGCAGGATCACTTGAAGATGATGCCAATTTAACATTTAATGGATCAACTCTTTCTGTTGGGGTAGATTTAGATGTTGATGGGCACACTGAAGTAGATAATCTACAAGCAGTTGGTGTTGTTACTGTTACTGGTAGTGCGACCATTGATAATGTAAGAATTGATACTAATACCGTTGATACTACATCAGGCAACCTTATACTCGATTCTACTGGTGGCATAGTCGATATTAATGATGCAGTTGATATTAGTGGAGATGTTGACATTGAAGACACTACACAGTCAACAAGTCCGACCAATGGTGCCTTAAAGGTTGCTGGTGGTGTTGGTATTGAGAAGAATCTTTGGGTTGGTCAAAATCTTGATGTTGAGGGTACAACAGAACTTGATAGTGTAGGAGTTACTGGTAATGCAACTATTACATCTGGTGATGTAGTTATTGCAACAGCAGGTAACGGTATTGATTTTTCTGCAACTTCAGACGGTACTGGAACTGCAACTTCTGAACTTCTTGATAATTACGAAGAGGGAACATTCACTCCCATAATTACGCAAGGAATTACTAGCCCAACATATTCTGCACAGAATGGTTATTATACAAGAATTGGTGATTTGATGTTTGCTCACATCATTTTAACCGTTAATGGTGGAACCGCAAATGGAAGTGGTGTGATTGTTGGAGGTCTTCCATATACTTCAAAAACTGGAGGTGCAATTGCAAACGTAGCATTCACTGGTGCAGTTGGAATTGCAACAGGCATCAATGCTGGATCATTTGGTCTTGTTCCTAGTGCTGCTACGACTATTGAGATGCGTTACCAAGGAGATCAGTCTCAAATTGCTATTACTGGAACAGAATTAGGTAATGCAGTTACCATTAATGTTTCCACGGTTCACAGAGTTTCTTAACTCATTTAATATCCTAATAAATAGATAAAAAAAGTCATGTCTGCAATTGTAACGGATCAACTTAGAATATTAAATGCTAGAAATTTCGTAAATGAAATTACTTCTAGTAGCAATTCTTACTATAGTTTTGTCGGTTTAACAAATTCAGAAGACTATAGTTCAACCTGGGATGAATCACCACCATCACCTAAAGATAGTTTTTCTGAGGAGATGCACAACTGGGATACTGTAGTTGGACTAAAAAAAGTTTCTACAGATGACGTTAGATTTGCAATCAAAAAGAATACATGGTCATCTGGTCTAACATATGATATGTATAGACATGACATTAATAGAGATAGTGTTTCACAACCATCTCTAGCAACATCATTATACTCTTCAAATTATTATATTGTTAATAGAGATTTTAGAGTTTATATTTGCTTACAAAACGGTACTGATCCAGAAAACCCTAATGGAAGACCATCTCTGGATGAACCTAGATTTATTGACCTAGAACCAAGAAGTGCTGGAACAAGTGGTGACGGATATATTTGGAAATATCTATTTACTATTAATCCAAACGATATTGTAAAGTTTGATACTTTAAATTATATTACTGTTCCTACTGACTGGGAGACTGAAGAGTCTTATCAATCGGTTAGGTTAAATGCAAAAAACAGTGGTCAATTGAAAATTGCAAATATAGTCGCAAGAGGTGTAGATGTCGGACCACCAAACCAAGTATATACTTGCGACATTATTGGTGATGGAACTGGAGGAAAAGCAACTATTGTTGTAGACAACCAATCAAAAGTAGATTCTGTAGTTATTTCAAATGGTGGTTCTGGATATACTTATGGACATATTGATATAACAACTGGAAACTTCCCCCAGGATTATACTACAGTTCCACAATTTAAAGTTATAATTCCACCAAAAGATGGCCATGGTTATAACATTTATAGAGAGTTGGGTTGTACTAAAGTATTAGTATTTTCTCAAATTAAAACAGATGCAACAAATCCAGATTTCATTGTTGGGAACAAAATTTCAAGAATCGGAATCATTGGAAATCCTTTGGCATTTGATTCAAATGAATTATTGCAGACAAATCAAGTAAGTGCATTATATGCACTTAAACTAACAGGTGTCAATACCCCCAATGATTATAGGAATGCAATTTTTTCACCTAATGCAACTATTACGCAAACAGTATCGACAGGTACTACTGCGATTGGAAGAGTTGTTTCCTACAATAAAAATACTGGAGTTCTAAAGTATTGGCAAGATAGAACTTTATTTGGATTTAACTATGATTTGGAACAAGATATTGAAGGAACTTATGGTAACAAACTTATAGAGTTTACTTCAGATATTGGATCTGGTGGATCATTAAATATTACTGGTTCAAACCAAACGTTAAAAATTGATAATACTTTTGACGGTGATGTATTAGAGATAAATAATCTAAACTACTATCTTGGACAAACGTTCAATGATGGTGTATCTGAACCAGAAGTTCAAAAGTACTCTGGAGATTTAGTTTATGTTGATAACAGACCTTCAATCACTAGGTCTCAGAATCAAAGAGAAGACATCAAAATTGTATTGCAGTTCTAAGAATTATGCCACAGATAACTAATCTCAATACTTTCCCATATTTTGACGATTTTGATCGTTCAAAATCTTTTTACAAAGTATTATTCAAGCCAGGTCAACCAGTCCAGGCTAGAGAATTAACTACAATACAATCTATTCTTCAAAATCAAATTGAAGAATTTGGTAATCATACTTTTAAAGAAGGTTCGGTTGTAATTCCTGGAACACTCAAGGTTATTGACCAGGCATATAATTTACAACTTGAAGAAAATTATAATGGAATAGATGTCTCTCAATATTTAAATTCTCTTGTCGGTAAAATTATTGTAGGACAAGATACTGGCATTAGAGCTAAAGTAGAAGTAGTAAGTGGTTATAATATTTTCGTAAATGTAGTATCATCAGGAAATGATAATCAGACTAAACTTTTCAATGCTGGTGAAGATTTAGCAATTGAAGAAGCATTAAACTTAACTGATGCACAAATCACTACATTTAATGCGGGTGATACTATTGCTACTGTAAGGCAAAATAGTAATGGGTGTCTTGCAAAATTATCAGAAGGTGTCTTCTATTTAAGAGGATTTTTTGTAAATGTAAGTGATCAAACTCTAGTTATAAGTACAGAAGATTCAAATCCCACATTTAATCTGGGATTCCAAGTTACAGAAACATTTGTAGATGCATATGATGATGTTTCTCTATATGATAACTCTCAGGGATTTGTAAACTATGCAGCTACTGGAGCTGATAGATTAAAAATTGAGGCATCTTTGATTCATGTAGGAACTGGTGAGGAAACTCCACAAGACTTTGTAGAATTAGCAAAGATTAAAAATGGCATCATAGAATCTTCAAAGATTGATAATCCAGAATATAATGTTCTTGCGGATGAATTTGCAAGAAGAACTTTTGACGAAAGTGGTGATTATTATGTTAAACCATTTTCATTAGAACTAAAAAATTCCTTAAATGATTATAAGGGGAATAATGGTGTTTATGAAAGTAATGAACTAACATCATCTGGTAATTCTCCAAGTGATGATTTGGGTGTATATAAGTTATCATCTGGTAAGGCATATGTTAGAGGATACGAAGTAGATATTCCTTCCAATCTGTTTATAGATTTTAAAAAACCAAGAGAGACAAAAGAGTTTAAATCCCAAGCAATCAGTTATTTAACTGGATCAACTTTGTCACTTAATCGTGTTTATGGAGCACCAAAGATTGGTTTTTCAACTTCATATACCGTTTCACTTAGAGATGAGAGAGTAGGAGCATCATCTACAGTTGCATCAGGTAAAGAGATCGGACTGGCACGTGTATATGATTTTGCTCTTGAAAGTGGATCTTATGATGCATCAAATTCAAATTTAAACACTTGGGATCTATCACTATTTGATGTTCAACCTTTTACTGACATTATTGTTAATGAGGATATTCAATCTGTACAGACTCCAACATTTATTAAAGGAAAATCAAGTGGTGCTGTTGGATTCTTAAGATATGATGTTTCTAATTCTGGGATTCTAACAGCATATAACGTTAGAGGAAACTTTATCAAGGGTGAAGAACTTGTTTTTGATGGTAATGATAGTGATAGAATTGCGACATCAGTAACAAGTTATGGCATTTCCAATGTCAAATCTATTTTTGGAGAAATTGGTGTTACAACTTTCTCTGGAGATGTTAAGCAATCAACTATTTTAGAACTTGGTCCTTGTACTATTGATTCATTTGGTTTTGTAACTCAAGCAGATCGTGATTTTACTAAAAACTTTAAAGTAGGTGATCTTGTTAGATATAATCAAGCATCACAATCACTACCCAATATTTCTAGAGTTGTTTCTGTAGCTTCAACTTCTATTGGATTAGAAGCAGTTCAGCCAGTTAGTGGTATTTGTGTTGGTGCATTACCATCCAGTCAAATTGACTTGATTGATGTAAATAAAGTATCTACAGTACTTCAAGCATCTGAAGATAATACTTTATATACACCACTACCAAAAACAAACATTTCTGATGTAAAACTGTTAGATTCTAGCATTACCATTAGAAGATCATTTAATACAACAATTACTAGTGATCCAACAGGAGGAAGAATTACAATCTTACCTCAAGATTTAAATACTGGTGAAACTTTCTTACCCTTTGATGAAGAAAGATATATCGTAACAAACAAAGATGGTGGCACCGAAATATTAACATCCGATAAGTTTACTATTACTAGTGGTGGTAGAGAACTTATTATTAAAGGTCTTTCAACAACTGGAAGTGCTACTTTAGTTGCAACACTCAAAAAAGCATCAATCAAGTCTATAACTAAGACTAAAAATAAAGTTAAGACTGTTATTGTAAACAAGTCAAATCTTGAAGGATCTGGTATTGGTGCAACAACATTAAATGATGGATTATCTTATGGAAATTATCCATATGGAACTAGAATTCAAGATGATGACATTTGTCTATTAGATCCCGATGTAACAAAATTATATGCCGTATATGAGTCATCTACAATTGGTGATCCTTCTCTTCCAAGACTAGTTGTATCAAATATCAGTAGCTTAAATTCTAGTGTTAATGATGCTTTAGATGGTGAAGAAATTTTTGGTGAAACTAGCAATGCAATTGGCATCTTAGTTACAAAAGTATCTTCAACAGTGGCAGAAATTGTTCCACTTAATGATAAAAAATTCGTATCTGGAGAAACCTTAACATTTAAAGAATCTGGAATTACTGCAACTGCAGATTCACTTACTGAGGGAGATAATAATATTATTGGTAGATATACATTAAACAAAGGTTTACGCAATACAATTTATGATTATTCTAGAATTTCTAGAAAACCAAATACAGAATCTCCAACAAAACGTATTCTAGTTGTCTACGAACAAGCATCTATTGATTCAACAGATACTGGAAGTTTGTTAGATGTAAGTTCTTATCAAAAGTTTGATTATAATGATATTTCTTCTACAAATGGTTATAGACATTCAGATCTGATTGATATTAGACCAAGAGTAAAACCTTATGCTGTAGCAGAAGGATCTAGATCTCCATTTGAATTCCTAGGAAGAAGTTTTGAGACGACTCAAAATAATAATATTGATATTTTAGCAAGTGATGAAGATATAAAATTAGATTATTCAATCTATCTACCAAGAATTGATAGAATTTACTTAACCAAGCAGAAGACCGTTCAAATTTTAAATGGCGTTTCCGCAGAAAATCCAGAACCACCACTACCAATAAATGATGCTTTAGAAATTGGTGTAGTCAGTTTACCTGCATACTTAAGATCCACTTCTGATGCAAAAATCAATCTAATATCTCACAAGAGATATCAGATGAGAGATATTGCTAAACTAGAAGATAGAATTAAGAATCTAGAATATTATACTTCACTATCTTTACTTGAAACTAACACTGCTAATTTAGAGATTAAAGATTCTCAAGGAAATGACAGATTTAAGTCTGGTTTCTTTGTAGATAACTTTACAACTACAAATAATCAAATCAAAGTCGGACCAAAAAATAGTATTGATCCAAATAATAATGAGATGAGAGCATCATCTTACACAACAGAGTTAGATATGCTCCTTGGTTCAACCGCTTTGACTGGTGTACAAGGTCCTTTTGATGCTGATGCTGATCCAGTATATGTTAATGATCTTATTGGTAATAATGTTAGAAGATCAACTTTAAATCTTTATGGATCTGATGATAATCAAGGAATGGGTCTACTAACTCTTGATTATACTGAGACCCTTCTAACTTCTCAGCAAAATGCTACTAGAATTGCAAATGCTGCACCATATTTTGTAACTTTCTACACTGGTGTAATCACACTCAATCCATCATCTGATGTGTGGATTGAACAATCCAGAATTGAAACTCAAACAGTTGAAGGATTGATTGGTGGATATAATGTAACTAATGTAGAAGCAACACCAGATGATTTAGATCCTCAGGCAGGATGGTCTCCAATTCTCTGGGGTGGTTGGAATGAAGAATGGACTGGAAGAACTATTAGAGATAGAACTCTTCAATCTAGTGACACATCATCTTCCCCTGCAACCAACTTAAGAACTAGAGGTAGTGCTACAGTTGATACTAGCATCACTGTTAGAGAAACAACTAGATCTGGAACAGCAACTCAAGCTGGTCTATCTTCAAGGGTTCAAACAGTTCCAGGTAATAGAATTAGTTTAGGTGATAAAATTGCATCATTGAATGTAACCTCATTCATGAGATCAAGAAACCTTGAGGTTTCTTCTAAGGAACTAAAACCAAATACTCAATTGTATGCATTCTTTGATTCTGTTCCAGTAACTAAGTACTGTGTTCCAAAACTTATTGAAATCGAAATGATTTCAGGAACCTTTAGTGAGGGTGAATTAATTGGTGGTGGAACTATCAAACCGTCAATTAATGGTGATGCACCATACATTAGATTCAGATCTGCACAAATTAATCATAGAACTGGTCCATTTAAGAATCCTACTGATACTTACAAGACCAATCCATATACAAGTGAAGAAATGGCAACAAGCTATTCTACTTCATCTACAATACTTAATGTTGATACTTCATCATTAAGTATCCAGACTCAAGGTCAATATTATGGTTATATTGAAACAGGAATGATTCTTGAAGGTAGAACTAGTGGAGCAAGAGCAAGAGTTAAAAATCTCAGATTGATTTCTGATGAGACTGGTTCTCTAGTTGCTTCTTTCTATATTCCAAATCCAAATGCACCAACCACTCCTAAGTTCAGAAGTGGTGAGTCAACATTCAAACTTATTGATACTTCCAGTTTGAATCTTCCAGATGGGATTCAAACTACTGGTGCCGAAAAGACATTCTTCTCCTCTGGCAATATTGCTCAGGTTCAAGGGACTGTAATTTCTACACGTAATGTAGAAGTAACAAATGCATTTACATCTCAGTCTAGAAACATTTCAGAAACCTCTGAAAGTGTTATTGATCTGAATACAAATGTTGATTTAACAGTACCTGACATTACTTTACCCGAAGAACTTCTAGAACTTCCAGGAAGAGTAGATAATCTTGAAGATGCTGTTGATGATTTAGGCAATAGACTTGATGAGCAAGGTAATAGAATTGATGCTCTTGCAAGGAGAGACCGTGCAATTCAAAACGAACTTAATCGTCAGAGAGTTGCCATTCAAAATGCAAGACGTGTCACTAACATCACTAATGTTACAAATGTAACACAAAATGTTACTAATGTAACCAGAGTTACCAATGTTACAAATGTAAGAAATGTAACTAATCGTATTACTAATGTAACACCACGAAGAAGAGATGATGATCCTCTTGCACAGTCTTTCTTCGTCGGTAGTGCAGAAGATAGCACTGGAGCATTTATTACTGGTGTAGATCTGTACTTCCAAAGTGCTGGTGTAGATGAAACTTGTTTCGTTGAATTGAGACCAATGGTAAATGGTCTTCCTTCTTCGACTGAGATTTATCCACTTTCTCATGTTGTTCTAAAAGATACTGATGTAAAAGTATCTGATGATGCTAGTGTTGCTACTAATGTAACTTTCCCAGCACCTGTATACCTTGAGGGAAATAAAGAACACTGTATTGTTATAGGATCTAATACTACTGGATTTAATCTATGGATTTCACGTCTTGGTGAAGTTGACGTTGCTAATCTAGCACTTCCAGAATCTGAGCAAGTTCCTATTACAAAGCAATCAGATCTTGGTTCACTATTCAAATCACAAAATAGTTCAACTTGGACACCAAGTCAGTATGAAGATTTGAAGTTTGACCTTTATAGAGCAAACTTTGTTGAAGAAGGAACAATTAGCTTCTTTAATCCAGACCTTAATAATGGTAATTCACATATTCCAGTTCTAAAGAAAGATTCTCTAGATGTTGGGTCAAGAAGAATTATTGTTGGACTTGGAACAACTGCTGTTGGATGGGGAACTGAGATTGTTCCAGGAAATACAGTAACTCAAGATGATTCAAATGCTACTGGTAACTATGTAATGGGTCTTGGTATTGCTACTGGTACAATGTCAATTGTTAATGCTGGTTTAGGATTAACTCCTTCAGCAGGAACTTATCAATATGATGGTGTCACCTTAGAAAGTTTAACTGGAAGAGGGGAGAATGCCACTGCAAATATCTTTGTTGAAAATGGAGTTGCAATTGGAGCAACAATTCTATCAGGTGGAAATGGATTCAAGGTTGGTGATATTGTTACAGCATCAGTAGGTGATGGCATAGGTAGAAATCTACAACTATCAGTATCTGAAATCTTTGGTATTAATGAATTGATTCTTGATCAAGTTCAGGGTGACTTTAATGTTGGGTCTGGAAAAACACTGAGATATATTAATTCTTCAGGTATTACTTCAGAATTTAGTAATAATGCATCCGTCACACTAGATTCTTCACCAAGAGTAATCACTGATGGTTTACATATTAAAGTCAATCATTTAAATCATGGTATGCACGCATTGACAAATAATGTAATTGTTGGTGATGTAGTATCTGATTTACAACCTGTTAAACTCTCAAGTGACTATAGCAGAACCTCAACTGAAGATATTGTTATTTCTGATTCATCGATATTTGCAACTTTTGAAGGTGTTGGAGTTGGAACTACTAATCCAGGTTATATCCAATTGGGAGATGAAATCATTTCCTATGAAGGAGTTGTTGGAAATACATTAACAGATATTACTAGAGGAATTGATTCTACTTTTGTTGGATCTTATGAGACTGACAATCTTGTTTATAAGTATGAAAATTCTGGAGTTTCTCTCAGAAGAATCAATAAGGAACATCAACTTCAGGATGCTACTGTCAGTGACGCAATTGGTTTAGATCATTACACCATTAAGATTGATAATTCTTCAGATGGTGTTGATAGGTCTAATTCATCCTCATTACCAACATTATATCTAAATCAAACCAAATCCACTGGTGGATCAAATATTACTGCTACTCAGAATATTCAATATGAAATCATGAAGCCAATGATTCAACATATGATTTTACAGAAAACTGGAATTGATGCAAGAGCAAGAACTCTAACTGCAACAAGTGTAAATGGAAACGAAGTTTCTTTTGAAGACGCAGGTTATAGCAGCATTAGTCTTGATAGTGACAATTATTTTGATACTCCAAGATTGATTGCATCTAAGGTCAATTCTGACAATTTATTGACCAATCTTCCAGGTAATAAATCACTTGAGATTGAAATTAACATGAGATCCTATGATCCAAGAGTATCTCCTGTTATTGACTTAGATAGAACTGGCATTATCTTTGTTTCAAATAGAGTCAACAGTGTAATTTCAGATTATGCAAATGATCAAAGAACCTCAACACTGAAGAATGATCCTTCAGCATTCATATATGCAACTAAACCAATTGGATTAGAAATTCCAGCAAATAACCTACGAGTTGTTCTGGCAGCATATATTAATAATTTTGCTGACATTCGTGCATTCTATGCAATTACTAATGAACCATCAGAAGAACTGATTTACTATCCATTCCCTGGATATAATAATCTACAGGAAGATGGGCAAATTATTGATCCTAATGATAATGATGGAAGATCTGATTCTTTCGTATCACCAACAGATAACAAAGGATTTGAATCTACAGCATTAACATTTAAAGATTATGAGTTTACTATTGAAGATCTACCATCATTTAAATACTTTAGCATTAAATTGGTGGCAACCTCCACAAATCAGTGCTATCCACCAAGAATCCGTGATTTGAGAACCATCGCATTTGCTTGATATGAAAATTAAAGTAGAAAATCATTCAAATTTATTCAGAGATTCTGAAACAAATGCAATTGTGAATACCAATATGACAGAATATAAAAATTACATGAACTCCTTAAAGTATCGTAAAAAAGATACTGAAAGGGTGACAAAAATTGAAGAAGATGTTAAATCACTAAAAGATGATCTCCAAGAAATTAAGGATCTGCTCAAATGTCTAATCAAAGAATAACTTTCAATCCAAGTTCAGGTGTTCCCTATGGTGTAAACTTGAGTCTTTTTGCTGGATCTGATTTTGAAGTTAATTTCACAACTGTAGATCAATATGGTTCTGCATTTGATTTTAGTGATTGGTCTGGTTCATCACAAATGACAAAAAGTGTTTCTATTGGGTCTTCAATGTATGCCCACGGAACATTTGACTTTAGTTTTGTAAGTGCATCAAACGGTCAATTTAAAATTGCAATGGGTGCAACTGATACTAGATCACTTACTCAAGGGAGATATTATTATGATGTTTTAGTTAGTTCTGGGACAACAGTATATAAAATCGCAGATGGAAACTTACTTGTTACAAGTGGTATTTCTTCTGCTCCCTAAATAATTTTAAAGCTGTAATAAAATGGCACAACCATCATCTAGACAAGATCTAATTAATTATGTTAAGAGACAATTAGGTGCTCCTGTTCTAGAAATCAATGTTGCTGATGAGCAGATTGATGATCTAGTTGATGATGCATTGCAATATTTTCATGAGAGACACTTTGATGGTGTAGTTAGAACATATTTAAAGTATAAGATAACCCAAGATGATATTGATAGGGGAAGATCTAGAGGAAGTAGCACAATATCAGGAATTACTACAGAAACTGTAACACAAACAGTTGGTTCTACATCATCATTTTCTTTTGAAGAAAATTCAAATTATTTACCTGTTCCTAGTTCTGTTACAGGTGTAAATAAGATTTTTAGAATGGCATCTTCATCCGCTACAAGTGGATCCATGTTTAGTGTGAAGTATCAACTTTTCTTGAATGACTTATATTATTGGGATTCTATTGATCTTCTACAATATTCTATGGTTCAAACAAAACTGTCAGATATTGATCATCTTCTAAATCCACTTAAGCATTTTAGATTCAATCAGAGGCAAGATAGATTATATGTTGATATGGATTGGGGTCAAGTTATTGAAAATGACTACTTAATTATAGATTGCTGGAGACTTTTGGATCCAAGCACATATACTCAGGTATGGAACGATTCGTTCCTTAAGATGTATCTGACTGCCCTTGTAAAGAGGCAATGGGGTCAGAACCTCATGAAGTTCCAAGGAGTAAAACTTCCTGGTGGTGTAGAACTTAATGGTCGTCAAATGTTTGATGATGCGGAAAGAGAGTTAGAAAGAATTAGGGAGAGAATGTCATCTACTTATGAACTTCCACCACTAGACATGATCGGTTGATACTATGTTAAATCCATTTTTCCAACAAGGTTCACGAAGTGAACAAAATCTCGTACAAGATTTAATCAACGAGCAGTTGAGAATGTATGGGGTTGAGGTTTATTATATTCCAAGAAGATATCTTACAAAAAATACTGTTATTGAAGAGGTTATTCAATCAGAATTTAATAATGCATATCCAATCGAAGCATATGTTAATAACTTTGATGGATATGATGGTCAAGGAACCTTACTATCTAAATTTGGTATCCAGGATGTCGATGATTTGACTCTTATTATTTCAAAAGATAGATATGAAAATTATATCACACCCTTGATAAAAGACTTACCCAATATTGAATTATCAACTAGACCAAAAGAAGGAGATTTAATTTATTTCCCATTAGGTCAGAGGTTATTTGAAATTAAGTTTGTTGAACATGAGCAACCGTTTTACCAATTACAGAAAAACTATGTCTATGAATTGAGATGTGAACTCTTCAGATATGGTTCTGAAGTTCTTGATACTGGTGTAGATGAGATTGATACTCAAGTTCAAGAAATTGGTTATATTAGAACATATACAGTTTCTGGTATTGGTGAAACTGCATCTGCATATACTGGTATTGTTAATGGTGCTTTAGGTCTCTTCACAATATCAGCAACTGGTTACGGATATAATGCACCAATAACTTTAGGAATATCTACAGCACCCTCTGGTGGGATTGATGCTGTAGGTATTGTAACGGGAAGAACGACAATAGGATCTGGTGGTGATCAATATCTAACAATTCAGGGTATAGAACTTACCAATCCAGGTGCTGGATATACAGTTGCTCCACTAGTAACATTTAGTGGCAAAACAACTGGTGTTGGAGCAGAAGCAACTGTTGGTATTGTAACTACAGGTGCTGTAGGAGTAATTACGGTTACTTCTGTTGGGTCAAATTACATAGAAGAACCAACTGTAACATTTTCAAGTCCAGTGTCTGGAGGTACTACAGCAACTGGTAGAGCAATTCTTGCAAATGATAATACGATCTCTGCTGTAAGAATTACTAATCCTGGATCAGGTTATACTATTGCTCCAAATATCACATTCTCACTACCAAATCAGATTGGTTCTGGAAACTTTGTATTTAATGAAATCGTTACTGGAAGTTCTTCTGGTTCTAAGGCAAGGGTTAAAGATTGGAATGCAAGTGATAAAGAACTTCAATTATCTAATATTAGTGGAGAATTTTTACATAATGAAATAGTTACTGGTGAAACTTCTGGAGCACAACATAAAATTGTAATCCTAAATACTATTACTACAAATCCACTTATTGATGACAGTAGTGAGAATGATCAATCTGATGATGAATTTAATTTAGTGGAAGCATATGATGAAAATGATGTTATTCAGTCAGAAGCTGATGACATTCTTGACTTTACAGAAAGAAACCCATTTGGAAGAGTTTAATCTAATACCATGTTTGAATATTTTTACCACGAAATCTTACGCAAAACCGTCATCGGTTTTGGTACTCTTTTTAATGGGATTTCAATAAAGACTACAGATTCTTCAAATAATACAGTAAGCACTGTAAAGGTTCCTCTTGCATATGCACCTCAGCAAAAATTTCTTGCAAGATTGGAGCAAGTTGAAGATCTAAACAAAGCAACTCAAATTACTTTGCCAAGAATGTCATTTGAGTTTGTTGGTCTTCAATATGATTCTTCAAGAAAAGTAACTACAACTCAAAAGTTTTTAGTACCCTCAACAACTGGTGATGGAAAAATAAAAAAAGCATATATGCCAGTTCCATATAATATGGACTTTGAGTTAAATATTTACACCAAATTAAATGATGATGCACTTCAAATTGTAGAGCAGATTTTACCATATTTTCAACCATCTTACAACTTAACAATTGAGTTAATTGATGAAATTAATGAAAAACGAGACGTTCCTATTGTATTGGAAGGAATCTCGATGGATGATCAATATGAAGGAAATTTTGATACTAGAAGGGCGCTCATTTATACACTAAGATTTAGTGCAAAGACATATCTATTTGGTCCTGTTACAAGGGATGTCAGTGCGAAAATTATCAAGAAAGCAGAGGTTGGTTACTTTGCAACTACAGGTGCTGCAGAAAAGAATCAGAGAGACGTTACATATTCTGTAGAACCTAAGGCAATTAAAGAATATGATGATGGAGTTCTATCCAGAACGGCAGCAGACATTACTAAAACCGATGAAATTGTTGAACTACAAACCATTGGTGGTGTTGAAGAAGATACTTATATCTCCATCAATAGTGAAGTAATGTATGTCAAGCAGAAATCCGATTCCGATAATAAGATTCTGGTTAGAAGAGCACAAAATAATACTACAGCAACTGCCCATGTTTCTGGAACTAATGTCACTGTAATTACATCTGCTGATGATAATCTAGTTGAATTGGGAGATGACTTTGGATTTGATGGAGGATTTATCTAATGGGAAAATTTGAAGATCTAAATGAAACTTTCAATATTGAAGAAGAAGCACCTATTGTTGAAGTAGAGGCATCTTCTGAAATTGTTGAGGAATCTAAAAAAGAAAAACCCATCAAAAAAGATGATATAACAAATGACTATGAATATACTAGAGGAAATTTATATTCTATTATAGAAAAAGGTCAAGAAGCAATTAATGGAATTCTTGAGTTGGCACAAGAAACGGAAATGCCAAGAGCATATGAAGTTGCTGGTCAATTAATTAAGAACGTTTCTGATGCTACTGACAAGTTAATTGATTTGCAGAAAAAAATGCATGACTTGGAGCAGGATACGAAAAAGCAGGGTCCAACAACTGTTAATAATGCACTTTTTGTCGGATCTACAGCAGAATTATCCAAGTTACTAAATAGCAAGTCATTTGAAAATATGCAAAATGAGACCTTGAATAAATAGATCAAGAAGGTTTTTTGGCTAACGTTATAGGGAGTCGCAATGAATACTAGTCCAAAAATTAGGTTAAAAAGGTCCTTTACACCAGGGGCTCAACCTGCATTAGAACAACTCACTTTTGGTGAGTTAGCTATTAACCATTATGACGGTACTGTATTTGTTCGTCAAGATACCGAAGGGGTTGGTATTGCAACCAGGGTAATTACCGTTGGTGCTGGTAGAAGTATTGGTAATACTTGGTTTGTTACTGTAGAGGGTAATGACTTAAACAGTGGACTTACTCAACAGGATGCTTTAGCATCTATTAAGAAAGCATCAGAATATGCACAACCTGGTGATACTATTAAAGTTAGTGCTGGATATTATGTAGAAAATAATCCAATTGTTCTTAGAGATAACGTATCTGTTGAAGGATTTGAACTAAGAAACTGTTTCGTTGCACCAAATAATCCAAATAGAGATTTATTCCATATTAATAATGCATGTCATCTAACTGACTTAGCATTCGTCGGTAAAGGTGCTGATATTGGTGGTGGTTCTAAAGGTGTTCCTGAAGGGGGATCTGCTCCAGGGTTCCTTGGTGAACCGATGGAGTATGGAAATGCAGTTATTGCTTTCGTTCCATTACTAGGTGTTGCTGGAGACAGATATTTTGATGGTGCAAGATTGATTCGTCAGAATGCAGATTATATTGCTGGTGAAGCAGTTGGTTTCTTAACCAGTGGATTTAGTGGACTTGCAGGATCACATAGAGCACAAGATGCTGCAAGACTTATTGATTTAAACGCAGAATATATTGCAGCAGAAGCAGTAGGATTTATTACCAGTGTCAACTATGCTGGTGGTGCATTTACAATGTCTTTTGGTACAGCAAGAAATTGCCAAGATGACATTCATGATGTACTAGAAGCAGTTGCTCACGATCTAAGAGCAGGATATAGGGACGGTACTCAAGCAAACAGCAGATCGGTAGGTGCTGCACAATCTTACTTTGTTGGTGGAGCATTATCTCATATCTTAGGTGCTGGTGTTTCTGAAGCAACAATCGCAGCAATGGATCGTGCTGCTGGTATTGCAACATTTGTTATTAATAACAAACCTTACGGATTTGAAAATGTTGGTTCTGGTGTAACTATTACTGCATTTGAGTATACACCAGTAACTGGTGTTGCTACTGTAACCACTCTAATAGGTCATGGATTAACCAGTACAGACCATGTTAACCTCAGTGGACTTGCATTTACCTGTTCAACTGAGCATTCTGGTGTAACAACTACTATCTTCCCTGACGGAAGTAGCCCTTCTGGACATATCTTCAAGATTGATGCTGATGCATTATTTAATAGCAATCAATTTGTTATTAATGTAGGTATCTCTACAATTGGTCACACATATACACCATCATCTGGTATTGCTTATACTGTTTATCAATACAGTACATTTGAACAACAGTTTGATACTGGTGCTGCTGCAGGAACTCCACTTCGTGGAGAAAACGTTGTAGGAAATGGAATTTGCCTCAACGTCAATAATGATATTACCGAATTGGTTGGAATTGTAACTAGTGCAATTGGTGCAGGTAATACTGATAGTCTTCCAGGAATTACAACTGGTATGAGACTTGATATGAATAAGTGTCGTCGTGACGTTGCAAAAATTTGGAAATCTGTATGTTATGACATTACCCGTGGTGGTAACACTAAAGTTGTTGGTGCTGCTAAGTCTTATTATGATGCTAATGGAAACAAACTAACTGATATTCTTGTTGATCCAGATGAATATGAACAGTCTGTAGTTGCGTTAGAATATTCTAAGGATATTGCAAGAAGAATTGTCAATAACGTAAGAGATGGTTCTTATACCATTGGAACCGCATTTAGTATTAGTGGAGCAAATTATTCTCCAACAGCAGGTATTCTTACTGTTACTACTAACGTTGGACATGGTTTAACAGCAAAAGATACCGTTAAACTTTCTGGTCTTGCATTTAGTTGTGCTACTCACAATAATAGCATTGGTGTTTACGACTTCCAGTATGATAGACAGTCTGGATTCAGCACTGTCATTCTAGATAATGATCATGGACTGAGTTCTGGAGATGAGTTTGAGCTACGCAACCTCACATTTAGTTGTGGTGATTCTGGTCTTGGACCAGTAGTAAACGTTAGTAACGTAGTCTATGATGAGAACGTAGGCATTATTACTGTTACGACTTCATCAGCATCTGGTGTTTTTGCGGGGGAACCAGTACAACTTAAAAATATTGCGTTTACTTGTGCTGCAGAACATGCTGGTGTTACGACAACTATTTTCCCAGATGGTTCAAGTCAGAATAATATTGATGGATATGGATATGATGTATTTACAGTCCTTGCAGTAAATAGTGCAACAGAATTCCAAGTCAATGTTGGACCTTCAACAATTGCACACACATATGATACTGGTGGTACTGTACAAGCAGGTGTTACAACTACAGTATTCCCAGACGTTCAAAGCAATGATTATGTCTTTGATGCTTATGTAGGAACCGCAGGAACAGTCATCTACACTAATGTAGGTATTTCTACAATTGAGCATACTTATGCTTCTGGTGGTGAAGTAAGAATTGGTGTCACTACAACAATCTTCCCTAATGGTGGAGTATTTGGTGATTGTTTTGAAGTTCAGGATTATGTATCTGACACTCAAGTTAAAATTAATGTTGGCATATCAACATTCCTCCATGTTTATGAAAGTGGTGGCACTATTCAAAAGACAAGGACCTTCAGACCAGATATTGGCCAGATTAGGGACGTAAGCATTCAGATTGATTCTGATACAGGCAATAATAATACTGTTGGCAATTGCAAGAATGTTATTGCTGCAATGAATACTGCAGTTGGTATTTGTACTGCCATCATTGAAGATGGTTTCAGAGCACTTCAAGATCCTCTATATTTAACTCCAACAAATGCAACTTATGACCCAGTTGGTGGTGCTCTAACAGTAACTGTAGCAGATCATGGTTTAACAACTACTGATAAGGTAAAACTTGCTCCAAATTCTATTAACTTTACTTGTAATTCTGACGGAAACATCACTACAATTGGTTATCCAGATAAAACTAGCCCAATTTATGATAAGTTTGTAGGTATTTCTGCAACAACTACAAATACATTTACAATAAATGCTGGTTCAATTCCTGCTTTTGGTGCAGGTTATGTCCATACATTTGTTTCTGCAGCAACCTCTGCTATCAACTACGGTGGTGCTGGTATTTCTACAAGATTCCCAGGAAATGGTGGAGCAGGTTCTAACTTTGAAAATGATCCATCATTCTCTCCTGGTACGGATGGTCCTGTTCTTAAGGGTCCATATGTAAGAAACTGTACCAACTTTATTGAAAATAGCATCGGTATGAGAATCGATGGTTTTGATGCTGATCCTGGTGATAAGGATGAACTGGGTGTTCAGGGTTCAATGAGTGTTGACTCATTCACTCAATATAACCAGGGTGGTATCGGTGTATCGATTACAAACGGTGCATATGCTCAGTTGGTGTCTATCTTTACTATTTGCTGTAACGAAGCAATTGTAACCCTTACAGGTGGTCAGTGTGACCTTACAAACTCCAACTCCTCCTTTGGTGAGTTTGGTCTAGTTTCTAAGGGTGTTGGTGATGAAAACTCCAGTTCCAACTACAGACAAACTGCTGAAGTTGTAAAACCAGGTGATCCTGGAAGAACAATTGAACAGGGTGTTTATGATATTGGTGATAGAAAAGTTACTCTAACTGGTGTTGGAACTCAAAGACCTTATGATGGTCAAACATTATTCTTTGATGAACTTTACTACTCTGTAGAAAAAGTTAAAGTTACAAATGGGGGATCTGGTTATGAAGGTGCTGTTCCATCAGTTACATTTACTGATCCAACAGGTCCAGATGGAATTACTGCACAGGGTATTCCTATTATTGAAGATGGTGTAGTTACCGACTTCCTAGTTGCTAACTCTGGAACTCAATATCAATTTAATGCCTTCCCAGCAATTACTATTGGACCACCTAATGAGGGTGGAACACAAGCAACTGCGGAAGTTGTAAGAATGCAACCACTTTATTTCAAAGTGGCTTCTGCAACACTTCCACATAATGGAATTTCAACTATCACAATGAGTCAGGGACTAAATAATGATTTAGCAGGTGGTGAAGTTGCTTACATTACTCGTCAGAGTTTGCAGATTACTTCATCCCACTCATTTGAATATGTTGGTGCAGGTAATACAATCCTCACCGCAAGACCTTCAGTTGGAGGTATCATCATTCAAGATAATGAAGTTGTTCAAGAAGATGGTGGTCTCGTAGTTTATACAAGTACGGACCAGGCAGGTAACTTCAGAATTGGTGATGGTATTCAAATTGACCAGGCAACTGGAACGATTTCAGGTCGTGTATATATTAAATCATTGTTCAACAGCGTCACACCATTTATTCTAGCACTCGGAGGTTAAATCATGGCAGCAGTTGCAGTTAATAATTTTAGGACGGTAACTCATTCAGTTACCACAGGAGCACCTACAGTAATCTACACTGCTCCAACTGGTTATACATCAGTTTTCCTACTAATTAGTGTAACAAATGTAGATAGTGTTACACAAACTTTAAGTTTCTATCATAGAAGAGACAGTACTGACACAGCACTTCAATTGGATTCTCCGATTGTTGCTAAAGACAGTATTGACCTATTACCAGGAAAACTTGTATTACAAACAGGTGACAAAATTGCTATTAATGGAAGTGCAAATGGGGTATTGAAACTCGTTGCATCAGTTCTTGAAACTTCCAACTTCTAATAAGATAAAGGTAAAAGTATCATGCCATCAAGAAGAACATTTCAATCTGGTAGAGAATCTGAATTAAAAATTGGTATTTCCAATTTTTCAGGATCTAGAACAGTCCTTGAAGTAACTGAAGGACGAGTTGGTTTCGGAACAACTCAGGCTGCATATCAACTTACCGTTAATGGTGATATGCAGTTACATAATGCACTATATGATTATAAAAATCAACCTGGAGAGCAGGGTTTAACTCTAATTTCTACTGGTTCTTCTGTCGTTTGGGGGACACCAGAAATTACTTTTGGTGGCATTACCGTTCAAGAAGAAGGTGTAACAGTAGGTACTGCTGGTAGTGTTCAGACATTAAACTTTATTGGTGATAGTGTTACTGCAGATGCTTTTCTGGGTATTGCAACAATTACAGTTGATCCATTTGATCCTGCAGGAGAAAATACTTATGTACAGTTTAATGATAATGGTCAATTTGGTGGTGCCGAAGGATTAGTATATAACGGTACTCTAAAGAAAGTTGCAATTGGTGATACTGTTTTTGGATCTGAAACATTATATGTAACAGGTAATGTTGGTATCAGTAGTGAATTAAATGTAGAAAAAGTATTTGTTACAGATAAATCACCTACTCAGGCAAATGAACTTGCCAGTAAAGAATATGTTGACCTCTTCGCAACTGCAGCACTTGTTATTCAAGAGGCAGTTTCTGTAGCATCAACAGTAAATATTCCTTCAACTTATGTTAATGGTCCAACAGCAGGTATTGGTAACAGTGAACTAGGTATTGGCGCATCTCTACATGCCAATTCTAATGGAGTACTTACAATTGATGGATTTAATCCAGTAATTGATGATCGTGTTCTAATTAAGGATCAGACTATAGAGTATGAAAATGGATTCTATGTTGTTAAAGACACTGGAAGTGTTTCTGCTCCATGGATTCTAGAAAGAGTACAAGACTTCGACCAACCAGATGAGATCGTTGCGGGTGCGTTTACATTCGTTACGAATGGTGAAGTGAACCAAGCAAACGGTTTCGTGCTTATTGAGATTAATCCAAAATTTCCACCAGATGGATCTGGTTATATCGGTTTCTCTACAATTGCATTTACTCAGTTCTCTGCTGCTGGTCAGGTAGAAGCGGGTGATGGTCTATACAAAGTTGGTTCTGTTGTTAATGTTGGTACTGCAAGTTCTGATCGTATTCGTGTCAATGCGGATGATATTGATCTTGCTGTAGTATCTACTTCAAATACCTTTACAGATTCTACAACTGAAAAGTATTTTGTAACCACAGTTCAAACTGATGGTTATGGTAGAGTAACTGGAATCACAAGTGATAAGCATCAATATGCATCATATGATGATCATGGTGTTGTAAGACTTGATCCATTAGCATTCCATATTAATAATGTTTCTGGCATTATGAGTGCAGCATCTTATCTTAATGTTGCAAACATTAACATGCCATTAGATAATGGAAATGGTATTCTTACTTGTAATGTAATTAAAGGTACTGATATTGATAGTAATGGTGACATTCTATCAATGACTAATGCCAATTTCCTCGGAATTGTTACTGCTAATGAATTTATTGGTGATGGATCAAAATTAAGTAACATTATTACTGGTGTTGGTCTTGCAACTGAAGGTGGTTATGTTGGTAGTGGTGCAACCACTTTGGACTTTAGAGGTCCTGGTATGGGTGTTGTAACAGTTGATATTGGCACTGGTATTGGTACTATTACTGTTGAAGGTGGTAGAGATATTGATGAGATTGGTAGTGCAAACCAAGTTCTCTATAAAGATAATACCAATACTGCAACTACTTCTGCTAACTTACAATTTAACGGAACTAATCTAACTTGTGCAGGAACAGTTACTGCAAACTCTGACGAAAGACTTAAGAAGAATATTGAAACTATCACTGATGCACTTCATAAAGTAAAAAGTCTTCGTGGTGTAGAGTATGATCATAAGAATACTGGTGATCATTGTTTAGGTCTAATTGCACAAGAGGTTGAGCAAGTCATTCCTCAAGTTGTGTATGAAGATGCACAAGGTGTTAAGTCAGTTGCTTATCAAAATATTGTCGCACTTCTCATTGAAGCAGTGAAAGATCAGCAAAGACAGATCGATGAACTTAAGAGACAACTGGGCTAAATAATTTTATTAATCCATAATTGTCATGGCAAAGACCTGCAAACTAGGATATTACTGGTGCTATACCGACAAGAAATGTAAAAAAATTCCTGTAGGTTGGCATGTAGGTCGTGGTGGAATGATTGAAAAAGATGATGAGGAGACTAAGAAAAATAATGAAAATGGTGAGTCCTCCGAAGGTAATGGTGAGAGTGGTGGTGCGGTAACTGAAGATCTTCGTAAGTGGTTTGGCACTGGCAAAAAAGGTGGAGTCGGTGGTGGTGGATGGGATCGTTATAATACCAAAGGTGAACGTGAAGGTAAATGTGCCCGTGAACCAGGTGAACCAAAACCAAAGTGCCTTTCAAAAGAAAAGGCAGCAAAGATGACTAAAGATGAAATTGCTGCTGCTGTAAAAAGAAAGAGAAAAAAAGATCCTGTAGCAGATCGTCCAGGTAAAGGAGGAAAACCCAAAATGGTTTCTAATAACATTGATGAAGGTCTAAAGCAAGCACGTAAAAACGTTGGTGCTGCTAAATGCTGGCCAGGTAAAGTGGCAAAAGGAACTAAGATTAAGAACGGGAAGGAAGTTCCCAATTGTGTTCCCGAATCTGCAATGCCAGCAGCAATTGATCCTAAGAAGCATAGAGAGCAACAACGTGCTGCTAAGATCAGAACTCTTGCACAAAAGGGTTCTACTGAGGGTGAAAGAGCAGCAGCAGAGAAGAAGACCAAAGGTCCTAAGATGTTTGGTGAAGATCTTAAGTTGGTAGATAAAATCCTACTTGAGATGGAGGCAGAAGTTCTTAATGAAAAGAATGTTCCTACTAATCCTTCACTCTGGTCTAAGATGAAGTCAAAGGCAAAAGCAAAGTTTGATGTATATCCTTCTGCTTATGCTAATGGATGGGCTGCAAAAGAATATAAGAAAGCAGGTGGTGGATGGAAATCTGTAAGTGAAGAAACTGCACAAGTCAGATATTGTCCAAAGTGCGAAAAGGATGAGACTAGAGAAGAGTGTAGATATGGTCCTAGATATTGGGATACATTCTCTCTACCATCAAGTCTGAAGACTACTTTTGAATCTGTAGATCCAGATGAAGATGGTGAAGTTTGTCCTTATTGTGGATGTGATCCTTGCGAGTGTGAGGGTAATGAGATCAGTGAGGCAACAAGGATTCAAGCAAAGACTGGCAATCTCATGTATGTAATGTCAACTTGGAGAGGTAAGAACTATAGTCTCAAGATTTTCTTCCCACAAGCAAAGAGACCTACAAGATCTGAAGTTCAAGCAGAAATTGAAAAGGTTTATCCAGGTGCTAAGGTTCGTTGGATGGAAGTGGTTCAACTAAAACCAGGTGAGCAATTCCTGCAGGTTACTGAGGGTGCTGCTTGGACTAAGAAAGCAGGTAAGTCTGAATCTGGTGGTCTTAACGAAAAAGGACGTAAGTCCTACGAAAGAGAAAACCCAGGTTCTGATCTAAAAGCACCTTCTAAAAAGGTTGGTAATAAGAGAAGAGCATCATTCTGTGCAAGGATGAAAGGTATGAAGAAAAAACTCACTTCTGCCAAGACTGCTAACGATCCCGATAGCAGAATCAATAAAAGTTTGAGGGCCTGGAATTGTTAGGTTTTATAAATAATTGCAGTTGAATTGCTAATAAATGCCTGCTGCGATTAAGAAACCCAATCAAAAAGGTGAATGGCAATGTGCTACTTGTAAGGAATGGAAACCTCCCACTTCTTACAATAAAAACAAAAAGCAGAAAAGTGGTCTTCACTATGCTTGTAGAGAATGCTCTAAAAAGCATATTAGGAAATATAATCTTCCTGCCAAATACAATATTACTATTGAAAAATACGATAGTCTTTTAGCAGAGCAATTATCTAAATGTGCTATTTGTAATTTATCTTTAGTTGATGGTTCTGATAAATATAATGAGAGGCCAGTAGTAGATCACAATCATTCTACTGGAGAAGTTAGGCAACTACTATGTTCTAAATGTAATCTTGCTCTAGGAAATATGAATGATAGTAGTGAATATGCCTATAAACTATACCAGTATCTTACAAAGTGGAACTGCTGATGAAATCCTATAAACAATTCATTTCAGAGTCAATCAATATCTCTGGAGATTTCAACGGAAACTTATACATGAACTCTCAACCTGAAGAACCACAACAGGTTGGTGAGAATTATGTTGCAGATGTTACTTGGATGGGTAGCATCTATCGTCTTGAGATGGTGTCCAAGAATGGTATTCCAACCAAACAAGAACTTGGAGAACAACTGCAGAAAGATTATCCTGGAGCAATGGTTCAAAACATTTATCCAGCAGAAGAAAAGAATTTCAACATTAAAAACGCAAGGAGATATCATCCTTCAAAACTAGAGTGGATTGACTGATTATGGCTCAGTGGAATAAACAAACTCAGGACTTTCTAAACCAAGAAAGATCCCTATTTGAGGTATATAATATTGCAGATCATTGGGGGAACCAAACAGATTGGAGACCTCAGTTTTCTAATAATAACAGATTAAAGGTTGCTCCATATCAGACAGTGTTCTTCAACACTTTCCAATATGGCAAGGAAACTGATGTCTGGGATGAGCAAGTAGTAGGAGTCGGTGCAACTGCTACTTATAATGCAAATTCCAGTAATGTAATAATGCAGGTTGGTTCTGCAGCTGGAAGTAAAGTAATTCGACAAACCAGGAATGTAATGAGATACATTCCTGGCAGATCTGCTACTCTTGCCTTTGCAATTCGTCTTGATACTCCACAGGTCGGTATTCGTAGAAGGTTTGGATTATTTGATGAAAATAATGGTGTTTACTTTGAGGATGATGGTGGAACTTATTCTTATGTAATTCGTAGTAATACAACAGGTATTGTTACAGAAACCAGAGTCACTAGAGACAATTGG